TACGACGCTTTGACGAGGATCCCGTCTGAGCCATTGTCTCCCAAGCCTCCGCCCCAGACCACGTTCGGACTGGCGCAGACCGCCACGCTGTTGATGTCGTCGTTCGCCGGGATCGAGCCCGCCCGCTCAGGCATGGTCTGGAAGGTCTGGCCGCCGTCGATCGTCCGCAGCATCCGGCCGGCCGGTCCCGCGACCGTCACGCCGAGGTACCCGACCACCGAATCGAAAAACCGGATGTCGTTCACGGCCGTCGGAGTAATCGGGAGTGTGATCTCAGTCCAGGTCACGCCGGCGTCCGAGGTCCTCCACAGATCGCCGTTGGCATCCCCCACCAGCCACAGCCGGGCATCGTACATCCAGATGGCCGTCAGGTTCACGCCGACCGCCGGGCCAGTCAAGCTCTGCCAGGTCGAGCCCCCGTTGGTGGTGTAGACCACGGCGTTCAGGTCCCCGACCGCCACGATGTTCAGCTTGTCGAGGGCGTGGATCGCTTCGAGATCCTGGATCGTGGCGACTCCCGCGTCCTGCACCGAGACTCCCCCTCGGGGATCATCGGTGAAGTAGATGTAGCCACCGGTGGCCCCCATCCAGGTATGGCTAGGCCCGACGCTCGTGATCGAGAGCGGACCCTTACCGGCTACGAGTCCAGACGTGATCTCCACCCAGTTGTCGGTCCCGTCCAAGATGTCCTCGAAGTCGTTGATATGGATCCCGCCGGCACCCGCGACGACCACCATATCTCCGCCAACGCAGACTGCATCGCCCGGCGTCTCGTTCGAGAACAGGGTTGAGATCGCCAGGCTCGCCCCGGTGGCCCCGCCGTCATCGGAGTAGACCACGCTCGGATTCGTGCCCGGTGTGGCCCCTACCCCGATCTGGAGCGCAAAGACTTTCTGGCAGCCGTCTGAGGGTTCGTCGCAGTCGCCGCACTCGATCGTGTCGCAGGCCAGGACCTTGGTGATCTCCCGGGCGATGACGGTCGAGAGCTGTTCCCCGAAGAGCAGGGGTTTGACCTCGTACATATCGTCGGCCGAGAACTCGCCGGTCTCGTTCGCCGCCGCCTGCTCGTCCGAGGCCAGGGCACCGAAGTTCTCGCCCGAGTAGCTGGAATACTTCACGTCGGTGAAGACCAGCACCTTGTCCCAGTTGGCATCGAAGTCCTGCGGGTTAGCGCACTTACCCAGATGGACCTGGACCCCCGAAGCGCATCGCTTTCGCCCGATCCGCAGGAGTGAACTGAGATCCGCCCGCGGATACCGGGCGATGATCGAGGCCGTTGGTCGTTCTTTCGCGCCCTGGATCGAATCGATCTGATCGAACTCGTTGAACCGGGTCTCCGAGGGAACCTCGACCCGTTCAATATCTCCAAACCCGAAGGTCGGATCCCCAATCCGGGCGAACCCGAAAAAGTCCTTCCCGCGTCCGGGTCCGAATCCATCCTCAAACAACCAGACCCGGCTCTCTCCTGCTTTCAGTACATCACCAGCCATGAGATCCTCCTATCCTCGTCCGTTTTGCTGCTCGAACGGGACTTCCATTTCCGCTTCGGCATAGGCTTGCATCAAGAGATGGACATCGACTTTTAGCGCCGACTGCAGCGCCCCGAAGATGGCTTGCGGATTCTTGCGGATGTCGCGAGCCCGGTACAGGCCGCGTTCATGGAGCGTGTTATGAAGCCTGGTCGCAAACGGCTCGGGGAGCTCCAAGAAGTCCACCGCATCGGGCGGCCCGAGCGGAATCCCCATCGGGGCCTCGGTGTCAGTCGCCTCATCGGGAAGGATCACCCGGTACTTGCGGCCCCGAGCATCGATCCAGTCGGCCTGTTTCACTTGCGAATTCTCCGGCCATCGCTCTGAACCTGCCGCCAGGCGTAGACCCCGCCTCGGGAAGGACCGAACGGATTCAAGAGATCGGCCTCACTGATTTGATAGCTCACGTCAGATCCGGTGCGGGACAGATCCTCCCGCCAATACTCCACGAACTTCTCGACATTGTTGCATGAACACAACTCGCGGTCAAGGAGCGCGGCGGATAGATAGACGATGGCTTTCTCCCAATAGGGGTCAAGCTGCACCCGTGGGCAAGACACCCGCGGATCGGTCGATTGCCAACCCGCATAGTACCAGACTCGGAGCTGCTCGGGGTCTCGCCCGACCGAGAATTCCGCCACATCGAACTGCTCATCATCGGAATCCCATGTCGCCGGCCGATAGGTCAGCTCGCCTAATCGTTCGTTGCGGACGGCCAGGCATCCAGTCTGGGTCGAGAAGGAGCACTCGACACAGCCCGATCCGTTGCAGTTCGAGCAGCCCGACGGCTCGTGCTCCCAGAGCAGATTGGCCTGGCTCTGCGGATCGTTCCAGACCCGATAGACATCGATCGTCGTTTCGTAGGACGCAGCCAGGTCCCCGTTGATTCTCTGGTCGGGTAGCTCGGCATCTAGGCGTTCCTGGAGCGTAGGCTTGACCAACTGCCAGCGATCGAAAGTGATCGTGGCTACTCCGCCCGCAATCGTGACCGTGATCGGCCGGATCTCGTAGGCGAAGCTCCCGGCCTGGCCGGGCAAGAACGCCCGGATTTCGCAGGGGGAGGTTACAGCGGTCGCCACCGTCGCGACGGCCCGTTCGTCGTAGCCATCCCCATCGACATCCGAGACCGTGACCACAACCAGATCATCAATCAATACCTGCGCCCGCTGCCCGCCCGAGATCACATAACCCCAATCGGTTTCGATCGACTTGGCGAGGCCCCGGACGTTCACCGAAGCACTTGAGAACAGCTCGGGCCTTGCCGGACGGACAGTCTGCCTGCGCTCATCAGCCACCCAATCCGGAAGCAGGAAGTACCCGAGCTCGGACGCGATCTTCATCTCCGCATCCCGGATCGCTTGGGCTAGGTCCTCGCGGGAGGTGTAGTTTGGATTCTGATAAGCAAATTGAGTCCACGCATCGTTGCAGTTGCTGGCAGGGACGACGGAGGAGAAGAGCTGATTGGCATGTAATGGATTCACCCCGAGGATCTGGAAAAAGCGATCCAAACTAAGCCACGTCGGAGTCGTTGCCCTAGCCATCAGAAGGTGCCCCGAGCCTCTTCGCGCATCGCTTGCTGAGCGGCTGGATGATCCTGTGTCAGTGGCAAAGAACCTGTGCGCCTCGGAAGTTCCTGATCTACAGAATAACCAGGATGGGGTGGTTGCTTCTTCTTGCGGACATGGGCGATCTCCACTTTCGCCTCGACGTAGAACTCGCCGGGATCAGGCCGGATCTCACCCCGATAAATGATCTCGCCGTGCCAAAGCACTCTCAGGCGATCTGCAATGCTCAGGCGGATGTGGGTCTGGAACCATGCTGGTGTGCCCATTATCAATCTCCCAATATTGGAATGGTAGCCCTAGCCATGATTATGGCGTTCCACGATGATCGCCAAACTACTCAACCCTAAAACCGCGGAGACGGCCATCGTAGCAGAGGCGGAGAGTCCGAATGCGATGAACCATACCAGACCGATCCAAGGAGAGAGGCACCAGGTACAAGCCAGTAGTTTTCCCACTTCTCCACGAACGTTATCTGTATCGGGTCGACCGTCGTCGAAATGATCGATTCCTGCGGCGGATCGGATTCGTTGGAAGACTGCGAAAGGTCCTCGCTCATACGAAATCAGCGCCGAGACTCTCCATACCGCCAGGCCTCCGACAAGTAGCTCAGGCAGGTTCGGGACTGGCACGTTCCGTCAGCCTGTCCTCAAGGATCCGGATGGCTCCCACCCGCTTCTTCCCGGCCCGCTCTTCCTGCAGCCATTGTAGTAAGGTCGAGTCCTCCGCGTCAACCGCCGCGCTTGAAATCTGAGCGATGGTCATGTCGTCGGTCTTGCGCGGATCGGGGCCGGGCATCTCCGGGAAATCGGGCATCGCCGGCGGGCCGGTGACTTCAACCGGGACCCGGATGCGCTGGCGCTCGGGAGCCTTCTGGACAGTCAGGAAGTCGGGCTTGCCTTTCCGGCTCCGGCCCAAGAGAACCTCGGCATCGCTGGAGATCACGTACTTCGGCTCGTTGCGGTGGAAGACGTAGACGGTGTTCGTGATCGGGCCCCGGATCGTGACTTTCCCGTCTCCTGGCCCTTGGTAAGCCAGTAGCGTCATCGGGCCTTCGAGCGCGGCCTGCATCCTGGCACCGAGCGCCGGATTGGAACTCGGATTGATGCTGGCCTTCGCTTTCCCTGGACAACCTCCGCAGGGCATGGTCTTTCTCCTCTCGTAGTAATCGGCCCAGTTGCGCCGGATCATCTTGAGTATAGCGTCTTTCTTGCCGAAGCTGTCCTCCCGGATGGTCCCGGTCCGGAACCGGTAGATGAATCCGGGGATGGGCACCCGGTAGCTGCAGACCCCCGCGGCCTGGAGGGCAATCAGGTAATCCCAGTCCTCCCACCCCGGCATCGTCTCGTTGTAGCCTTCGACTTCCTCATGTGCCCACTTTGGAATCAGACAGGTCATGGCGTGCCGCATCTTGATCAACACGTCCCCGCAGCGGAACTCGTCGGACTCGACCATCTGCATCGGCTCGCGTGGATCCGGTTCTGCTTTCAGCCAGTCGGTGTAGATCAGGCCGCCGCCGGTCCCGATGTGATAGGCGTACATCTCTTCCAATGCATTCGAGAGCAGCATGTCATCCGCATCGAGCAGAAAGATCGCCTCCGAAACCGCGTGGCGGGCCGCGAGATTGCGGGCCTGGGACGGCCGCATGAGCTGTCCAGGATCAATCACTTTCGCCCACGGACAGCCGGCGACCGGGGAATCGAATTGGTCTGCGCTCGGCCAAGCCTTGCCCGTCGCGTTGACAACAATCGCTTCCCAGTCCTGAAAGGTCTGGGCCAAGACCGAATCGAGCGCGTCGATGACGTACTTCTCGTGCCCCGGCCCGACGGGGATCAGGACCGAGACTCTGGGACTCACTCGATCCGGAACCGGCCAGAAGCGCACCCCCGGAGGTGGGTCTCCCTGGGCCGACCACGGCACCATGTCCTCGTTCGGATGCCCGATGCTGGTCCGCATGAGCGCCGCCCCGTCCTTGCCGTTGTCGGCTCCCAACCGCCAGGGAAACTCCAGCGTCCAATCCCCGTCGCCGGGTTCTCCCTGCGACTTGGAATCCGACCGCCAGCGGTAGACCAAGGTCGCGGCTTCGGTGACTTTCTGGATCTTGAACCCGAAGCTGGAGGCGAGGATCCACAACGGCGCATCCTCGGCTCGCCAATGGCGAGTTCTGTAGCCTCCAGTCCGCTCCATGACCTCCCGCCTCATCAGCGCGGAGTAGGGGAGCTGGTTGAGGTGCGCCATCTGGGCCCGCCAGTTGTACTGCGCGAACGGCCAGGAGTTCCGTTGACGGTTTGTTCCGTCCTCGCTCACCGTGTCCAGATGCCCATAGGCCACATGGATCGATGGGTCTTGATCCAGCACGCCCGCGAGGGTTCGTAGCGCGTGTTCGGCCAGCATATCATCGGCATCCAGAAACAGAATGTACCGGCCCTTGGCGTGGGTGAACCCGAAGTTGCGAGCGCCAGGGAGCTTCAGATTTTCGGGCGTTCGGAGGTAACGGAAGCGGGGATCCTGCTGAGACCGAACAATGGAGACCGGATCGTCCGCGCTCGCATCGTCAATGACGAGGCATTCCCAGTCCTGGAAATCCTGCGCCGCCACAGAAGCCAGGCAGTCGCCAAGATACCGAGCGAGATTGTGAGTCGTGACCACCACCGAGACCTTGACTGCTTGGGCATCCCACCAAAGCCGCGCCCGTTTGAAGAGATCCGCATATTGCTCAATCCTCCGTTCCCAGCCCCAGCGGGTCACGACATCGTGGCGGGCATTGGCTCCTAAGACATCCCGGTTCTCCAACGCCCACTGCAGGCCCTCGGCTAGGGCCTCGTAGTCTCCAGGCTCGGCCAGAAATCCGGTCTCAGTATGCTTGACGATTTCGGCCTGCCCGCCCCAGTTCCAGCCCACGACCGGGACTCCGCAGCTCATCGCTTCAAGCGTCCCGATTCCGAAGGTCTCACGCGCGGTCGCGAGATAGACCCCGGAATTTCGCACGATTTCCCGCATGTCCCCGACCGGCATGACCCCGAGGATCTGGATATTGGACGGCGCGGGACCCGGCGCAATCGTGGACTGAAACGCCACATTCGGGACTCGCTTCGCGACCTCGATCAGGTCATAGGGATCGCTGACCGGATCGGCGCGGGCTTTGTTCCAGAGCACCGTCGGCCGCCAGTTGCCGGAAGGAGTCCATTCGTCCGAATCGACTCCGTGGTACACGACCTCGGGATAGACCAGCATGCCTCGGCGCAGGGCCCGGGCGACCCATTCGCTCGGCGCGGTATGGAATTGGGCGCGGGCCATCGCCCGGACGACTTCCCGATTGGCCTCATGTGCCCAATTCGGCCAGTCATAGCGACTCCAATAGCAGCCATGATTCGCGTTCACGATCGGGCGGTCCGGCGGCATATCCACGACCATCGTCCCATGCGTGCAGACGACATCGGCCTCCCGCCAGCCCGTGACCGGTTCGATCCCGAACTGCGGGAGGTACTTCCACATGGCCTCAGAGACCCGGCGGATGCCGCCGTCGCCGTGATCCGGCTTGGCCCACGTAGGGATTATTGCGACCTTCACGCGGTTTCAGGCTGTTCGGCCCGCTCAAGTTTCCAGGCTTGGATAGTCTGTTTGAGGCCCTCTGTCAATGAGATAGTAGGCTCCCAATCCAGCCTGACTCGGGCTGCCCCAATCAGCATCACCACGGATCGCAGCTCGCCCGGCTTGGCGGGAGCATAGGTGATGACTTTGGATGATCCGGTAATCACGAGTAATTGCTGAACGATCTCGTTCACGCTGGTCCCGCGACCGGTAGCGACGTTAAAGCTACCGATTTCCTCTGACTCTATGGCCTTCAGATTCGCCTCCGCCACGTCCTTGACGTAGACCCAATCCCGGACCTGTTCGCCGTCCCCGTTGATCTGGAACGGTTCGCTATCCAGCATGTGCGCCAAGGCTCGAGCGATCAGGATGTTCTCGCCCAAAGGCTTCTGGCCGGGGCCGTAGACGTTGCCATACCGGAGAGCGGCCCATGAAAGACCCGAGCACGCGCAGTACATCTCGGCCGCGGCCTTGGAGACTCCGTAGGGGACCTGCGGAGAAACTGAATCGGTCTCTAGGTAGAATCCATCCTCTTTCGGGCCGTAGACCGCCGAGGTCGAGGCCATGACGATCCGCTTGCAGCCGGATCGCTGGGCCGCCTGCAAAACCGAGAGAGTCCCGAAGATATTGTGATGGGCATCATAGAAAGGCGTTTCGATGCTCTGCTGCAGGCTGGCGTTCGCCGCCAGATGGAGCACCGCGTCGGGCCGGAACCGCTTGAACGCGGTCTCCATCCCGGCATAATCCGTGATGTCCCAAGCCATCGGCTTGTAGGCCCCAAAAGGATCGCCGGTGTAGGCGGGCAGATTCCGATCGATGCCGAGAACCCGGTGTTTGGCTTCGATCAGCCGGCGGACGGAATGGCGGCCGATGAACCCGGCCGAGCCGGTGACGACGACCCTCATGGTGTCACTTTGTAGCTCGGTTCCTGGCCGATGTGCCCGAACACGCTCCACCCGCCGTTCGGGAGGTTGACCGGCCACCAGATCTCGGGGCCGTCTCTCTTTTCCCGCATCTTCGCGTCGTGCCAAATCTCGCAGTCGCCGGGGTTTTTGCCCGAAGGATAGCCCTCGTAGGCTTCGAAGTAGCGGCGGTGGCGGATGCTTGGATTTCCTGAATAAGCGTACTGCGTGGACTTCTGGATCCGCAAGTAATGCACGCCGTCATGCCCGACCGAATGCAGATCCAAGCCCACGGCGAGATACCCGAGCCTCACCATACCGACCTCGGGCTTGTCGAGCAGGAGCTTGACGTAGCGCGTGACATCTAGGTCCTGTGTCAATTCCCAGTCGTCCTCCAGCCAAAGGATCAGATCGCAATGCTCCAAGGCTTGCTGAACCGCCCGATTCCAGGACGGGCCGGGACCTAGCTTCTCAGAGTGCGATCCGAAGACTGTCGCTTCCTTCTGCTCCAAAGCCGCGAGCACGCTGAAAAAGTGCGGTGGATCGGAACCATCGTCGGCGACGTACCAAGCCAGGTTCGGATACTTCAGCCGTTCGCAGACTGAATTCACCGTCCGCACCGCGTAATCGGTGCGCTGGTAGGTCAGGAGGCAGGCCGCCATCCGAGGCCAGTCGTTGTCAGGCATCAGAAATCCGGTTCATCCCGATAGACCACCTCGCTGCCCGGCACCCCATACTTCACATGGATCCGCCGCAACTTGGTCGCGTGATCGACGGCCTCCAGCCGGTCTTCTGGCACGCAGAACACGAAGAACCCGCCCGCCCCGGCGCCGCAGAGCTTCCCGCCTGTAGCCCCGGCCTGCAAGGCCCGATTGTAGACGAGATCGAGGTCCGGAGTAGACACCTGATCCGACAACCGCTTCTTGCGCTGCCAGGATTCGTCCAGGACGTAGCCCATGTCCTTGACCCGTCCGTCGATCAGCATTTCCCGGGCTTGGCTGGCGAGGCCGGCGATCGCCCGGGTCTCGGCCGCGGTCCTGTCGTTCTTGCGGATCCTCTCGGACGCGTTCCTGAGCACGTTCTGGGCCTGGCGATGAATCCCCGTGTAGTAAAGCGGGAACCAGCGGCTCATCTGATCCAGCGTTGAGGTCGGCAGGTTAAGATTCTCAATCCCGACCGGTCCATTCGGATCGAAACTCATGTAATTCACGCCCCCGAACGCCGCCGCGAACTGATCCTGTTTTCCGCCATCTTGTTTAAGGCGGGCGAGTTCGATTTCGACGGCGTGATTCGCGAGCCAGGTCGGAGACGGCCGGGCTCCGAGATAAGACCCCAGCGCATGGAGGACCGCGACCGCGGTGCTGCTGCTCGATCCGAGACCCGAACCCTTCCCAGGGATCTGGCCTACGCTCGTGATCTCCAGCCCCATCCCGGCGCCGGTCAGCTGAATCGCTTCCCGGACCAGATCGTGACTCAGGTAATCCAGCCGATCCACGTCCTCGGTGACGCTGTAGCTCAACCGGACCCGGTTCGGATGCCAATGGCGGCTCAGGGTGACGTAGACATAGGCCCCGATCGCCGCATTGACGACCGCCCCGCTCTCGCCCCGCTCCAGCCAGGCCACGAGATCCGAACCCCCGCCGGCGAAGCTGACCCGCAGCGGAGTCCGGACGACGATCATTTGGTTGAAGTCATATCGGGATTGAGATCCTCTACCGTTAGCTGAGTGATACCTACTGTTTCTTTCGCGTAGTCGAAACACTTTCGCTGGAAATAGAAGAGCACTTCAAGAGCAAAATCGACCGCGTATTGATCCCATCCGAATCGAGCCACGAAATCTTCGTGGCGGCCTAGTTCTATATATCGAGTAAAACCAACGAAGTTTGGGATTGGACCGCTATCTACAGTGCATCTATATTGCGCGTCCCAAATCTCAAGGATTAGGTCTATTTTCCAAGTCTTATCAGTCGCAATATCGAGTAGCTTTTTGATATTGATTCCAACTGCTTGGCAATGGACTGCAAATTCTTTTTCGTTCATTACGATACCCCATGAATCCGAAGACTTCGATCCTTATAGGCCCTCAGACGGAGGCTTAGAGAATACTTGGCAATTCGCGGCGAGCCACATTTGAGGACTCGGAATCAGCTGCCAGGCGAGCTTGAGTTTGATCGTCAGGTCCTCGCGGTAGTGCAACCTCCGACCGTCAAACATCGTGCGCCAATAGTCGGCCCCTTTGAGATGCACATGCCCGTTCCCGGCCTGGCCGGGTGAGGCCGCGCTGAAGATCAGGAGTCCACCTTCAATGACATGATGGGCAATGTTCGCGACGAAGGTCTCGGCATACATCTCAGGGATGTGTTCGGCGGTCTCCAGGCAGAGGACGTAGGCGAACTGCCGGGCGAGATCCAGGGGGGTCGCGAGGTCCGTCCGGTAATCTGGGGGCTTGGCGATCTGATCGACTCCAACCGCCTCCACCCCCAAAGACCGGGCGAACTCCACCATCGCCCCGGTCCCGCTGCCGATGTCGAGGAGGGTCGGCGGGATTCCGAACAACGCAAATATCCCCATAAGCGCCCGGCGGTTCCACGGATCGAACGGCCGCAGTAAATCCAACCATTCGTCCTCGGTCGGCTGGTTGCTCATACTCACTTGTCCCACCAGCAGTTCTCATAGCCGGCATCGGCGCCGGTCAGGCGATCCCAGAATTCAACCAAGAGTTCAAATGGGAGAGAGACCCAAAGACCGAGGCTGTCACGAAGCAGCCTCAAACGTACGCGCAGGGGAATTCGTGGTTCGGGTGATCGTCCCAAAAAGAAGCCCGAGGCGCATTCTAGCACGCCTCGGGCTGTAGACCACCTACGAGTTTCTAGTTCCAGTCGGTGTACAGGCTCGGGGCCGGCCGAGACGTTACGCCGCCGTCCACGAAGTACGGATCCTCAGGGTGGACGTCCCTCGGGTGCTGCAGAGGCTCGTACCGAACGTTCTGAATCCGGCCCGCAATCTGCGGGGTCCGGAGCACGATTCTCGGCTCGATCTTGGACTCCCAGACCACGCACCAGTTCACGTTGTCCCAGGTCCAGAGATACATGCCGTCATCGGTCCAGAACTGATTGGTGAGCCGACCCTGCACCATCGCCTGGGTCGCCCCGGCCCGATAGTCAAAGTGCTGCCAGAAGGTGACGGGAGTCGCGCCCATTGCGGTGAGCGGCACGAGGTAGACGTCGCTCGCGAACTGGCCGCCGTTGATCGCCGCGGCATCGGCTTCGGTTTCCTCCAGGATGAAATCATCCAGGACCACCGGGACTCGAACCCCATCGACCAACAGGTAGTTACCATTCCGCATCGCGTCCCGCAGTGCTACCTGATCGGGGCCGTTGATCACCAGCCGCTCGTTCCCGGTCGTATTGCAGCGGTAGCTGTAATATTCGCAGGCCCAGATGTCGGTGATCTCCCAGAACAAGGCGGTCCGCATGACCCAGGTCCAGCGCGCCGGATTGAGTCCGGTCGATTGGGCGATGTGGTTGACGAACCGCCACATGGTCGTCATCACCCGCACGATGTCGGGGCTGGTCGCTGAATCGCTGACCAGGCCGTAGTTGAAGTTCTTGACATCGGATCTCAGCGAAGGGCAGTCCTGGCCGGTCAGTGCGTCCTGCTTGTTCGTTCCGATCAGAAGATCGAGGCCCTGAAACTCCTCGTAGCCTCCGCCCGCGCTGTTGTTGGCCGGGGATCCGACGTAAGTCTGACGCCCGAGCCGGTTCGAGAACGCGATCCCGAGCTCCAGCATCCGGGCGAGAACCTCCGCGCCCGCCGCCAGCTGGGCCTGTCCCGATAGATTCGGGAAGATCGAGGCCCCGAGTTCCGGAGCCAGGGGATCGTTCAGGAGCCGCAGGTCATTGAACTCCCCGCGGCTGATCAGCTGCCCGATCCGGTTGATCTCGAGCTCCCGGCTCATGAACGAGTAACGCCCAAACGGAGCGGTTTGCAGACAGGTCTTGAGCTGGCCGGCGGTCTCCGGGTCATCGCAGACATTCACCGGAACGGTCCCGGTCACGTCCTGAAAGCCCGTGATGTAGCCGAACAGCGGGTGAGTGAATTGGCTGGCGAACGTGGGCAGGATTGCCGCCAATCCATTCGGGGCGATCCGGGTATGGAAGAGGTCACGCTCGACTCCCTCCACTCCGAACAGCCCGCCCGGGCCGTGCATATACGCCCCGACCGGGGTTCCCGAAGCCGTCACCTTCTGTTGGAAGGAGCCGCCGTTCAGGATGAGCTGCTTCAGGGCTTCGGTGACTTGCTCTTGTGTCGCGTTAGGGAACATGAGTCCACCTCATTTCGTTATCGGATTTGGTCGTTCGATTCAACGCGGGATCGCCGCGGCCTCGCTCTGCGGAGGCCCGAAGGTCTCCGTGACCCAGGACTGCTTGGACGGCCCGGGCTTGGCCTCGACCAGTTCCTTGTCCTTGGGTTTCTCCTCATCGACCACGGTCTCTTTGGCCTGCGAGAGCCGCCTCGACCAGATGGGGATGAACTCCTTGACATCCGCCCGCGGCCGGAGGGTCTCGGCCACCTTCTCGTCATCGCTCTTCGCGAGCGCGGTCAGGGCCTTTCCCATCGCCAGGATCGTCTGAGACTGGTCCTTCAGGAGTTCACTCAATTCCTTGAGCTCCAGCTTCTGGGCGACCGCGGCCGCGATCTGATCGACGGTGGGGACGGCCTTTAGATCTCCAGGTCCGTCACCCACGCCCGCGCCTTCTTCCTCGTCGCCGCCATCATCGGCCAGGCGCTCCAGCGTGTCTGAGAGTTCCTTGTACTCCACTCCCAGACTCTCCAGCGCTTTGCCCCGGCCCTCGGTCTCGCCTTCCAGTTTCTTGACTCGTTCCTCGCCGAGGGCCTCGACCAAGAAACCACGTCGTTCAGGATTGAATCCCATGTCGGCTATCTCCTTCTGTAGAGTTTCGATGTCGGTCCATTCGTTCGCGGCGTGCTCCCTCGGGAGATAGCTGGCCTCGAACGTGCGGTACTTCCGGATCACTCCGTTGGTCTTATCGTAATCGAAATTGATTAGGCCGTGGCTCATGGCGAGATCGTGATGGGCCGCGAGTTGGGTGATCCGCTCCGCTTCCTTCGCGGTCAGAGGTCCGCTCATCATCAGGAATCCGTCGGCGTAGTCGATCCAGTCCGCCGGCAGATCGTGGGCACCCTCTTTCGTGTGCCAGGGCCAGAGTTCCGGCATCCGCTTCGGATCCGCGGTAGCCCACTCCACGAATTCCTTGTGCGCGGCCTCGCTCAGGATCTGGCCGCCCAGCTTCGGCTCGGCCGGCTTGTCCCGATCCCGGAACTTGTTGGAGACCCATCCAAACCAGCGCCAGGAGCCGTCGAGGGCTTTCTCGACCCGGAATCCCGAGGACTTACCTTCGGCCGGTGCCCCAATCCCCATCTTCTTGGCCGCGGCCCGGATCTTAGGCAGTGCCTTGCGAGCGATCTCAGCCGACCTCCCGCCGCGGTTGATCTGCTGGGAAGCCCGGGCCAGCGCATTGCGGACATGAGCCGCATCGTGGATTGGATAATGGCGCAGCGAACGAGGGGCTGTTCGACCGTCCTCATCCCTCTTTCCGCCTGGCTCAATGTAGGCGAAGTCCGAGTCTGGCAGGTTGTTGATCGAAGCCCGGGTGATCTTTGCCTTCTGCAGAGCCTCTTTGATCCGGGCGAGGAAGCCGGTTTCCTCGGTACTCTTATCCTCGGGCGGATTCTCGAGCCGGGTCTTCATCTCTTCGCCAAGCGAAACGATGCGGTCGCCCAGTTCACCCGGCTCACTCTTGGCAAGGACATTCCCGACCAGCATCTCGAAGTCTCCGGTCACGTCCCGGATGGCTCTGGCTTCATGGAGCGCGTCGCGATACGAGTCCAGCTCATCGAAGGTCGTGGCCCCGTTCGCGGGCAACTCGGGCATGTGAGACATACCCTCACCGGGATCGGGATAATGGATCATCTTGTCGTCAATGACGGTCGTGAGGGGGCCGGTTGGCGCAACCACATCCTTTGTCATTGTCGTGGTGGGGCGCACGAAACTCATGATGTCGCCGGGATCCGTGACTCGGATCGATTGGCCGTCGATGTCTTTCCCGGAAAGCGCGGCTGCAATCTCGGCGGCCGCCTGCTCCTGGCTGACACTCTGATCCAGCGGTTCCTCTTCCGCGAGCACTCTCATGTCCTCTAGGCTCAGGGGTTCGTTGTTCTCCTGCTTCGTCATCGCCCGGTTGAGCCGCCGATCCTCCAACCGCCGCTGCTTGCGCCGCTGCTTCGCGTTCAAAGCCAACTCCTTATCGATCAGTTCGTCGATGTCTTTGCCTGAGACAATGGACTCATGGCATACCGCAATCGCCCTTGGTTTGGACAGTCCGGACCGCCGCTGAATGTCCTCGACACAGCGATCCATCTTCGCCCATTGGCTTTTTGGGACGTTTGAGTACGGCACTTTCGCTGATTGTAGATACTTTCCCCTTTCTACGTCAAGCGGAGGGATCGCCGAATCGCGAGCCGGATCAGGTTCTCGTGGTTCTTTTGTCGGCGTCTTGCGATCTCAATATCGAAGTCTCGAGCCTGGGTCCCCGGATGCTGGACCGCCCGCGCAAACGCCACCGGACCGGAGGCCCCGCCTGCCCTGGAACTGATTATCCGAGGTCGAGTCTTGGCCTTGAAACCAGTCTGGAACCGGAGCCTACGCGCTCGCCGGGGCCGGATCAAATGCGGGCGAGTTCCGCGGGTGACGTAGGTATACGCCTCCTGGTTTGTGGAAACCAATACCTCCAAGTCGGCACCCGTCAACCGCGGTCCCTCCTTGCGGAATGACGGCTTGTGCTCCCAGGTTTTTACCGTCTTCTGAAAGTCATCCCGAATGATATTGCCGGTGTGATCTAGCGCGTCCTTGAGTTCACGCTGAAGCCGGGCCAGATCGATCAGCTTGGCGACCTTCGGCAGGATCGGAATGAACTTGATGTCAGCCAACGGGAACCCACTCGTCTTCCAAGAAGAGCTCAATCTGACAGCGGCAGTTCGAATTGTGGGAAATCAAGCCTTCAACGATGAAGGAATGATCTTCTTCTACCCGGAGGTCATAGAGCGGAGTGCCTGCCAGTAGTGCTCCAGTGAGCAATACTTGTTGGGGCGTTCCTTCCGAGGTCGTTTCCAGAATTCTTTTCCGCAGATGACGCAATGATGAGCCATTCGCGTATTTGGCCGGGGATGAAGTCTCGCGTGTTCGGAGCTTGTAAGGAGCTTTAAGTTCTCTAAGCGATCGTCGGTCGGATCGTGATCGACGTGATGAATAACCATCCCTTTCGGAATAGATCCATGTGCCACCATCCATACCCATTGATAACGGTAGATCGTTCTCCTCTTCGCGCCATCCCAAAAAAGAGCATATATCCGTCCGTCCAATTTCTTGTTTCGGAAATGTTCCTTCCTTAGATCGTCGAAAGCCCTCCTGCGCTGGATTCCAGCTTGTCGGATACCACTCAGGATGCGTTTGCGTTGATTGACGTTCCGCCATTGGAGTTTGGCTTTGCGGGACATGCCGCAGCTCAGACATTCGTCCGCGCGAAAGTCTTTCTTCTTTCCACAGTGGCAAATCCGAGAACAAGATGTACAGATGTCCGACTGGCGATCCTTGCGATAGCTTGTCCCGCATCGCGTACAGATTTGAGGCATAGTCTAGAGTATACACCGACAACCGTTTATTGGCTATGTTATCCGTCCTCTGCCAACCGAATTGAGTAAGCCACCGATGATCTGACGTGCAACCGATCCATTCACCGCTGGGAGCTAAGAGCCAGGCCTGTCGGTGTATAGGTCTTGAAAAGCTGATGATCGTCTCCAAGACAGTACGCCAACGACCTCGATGAGTAAGAACCTGATCTCCAATTACCACGTCACGAATTGGTATCTGGCCTCTATTTGTCAGAACGCGGGAATTAGAAGTTGTGATGCAATGGCATTGATCCGAGCCGTCCGCTGGCAAGCCGCCAGTGAGAGCCAGCATCTCATTCCACGAGCCGTACTCGCGGGCCTTCGGCGGGCAGGTCGCGCAGTGCTGGGCACCGGGATCGAGTAATCGCCGCACCGGAACCGTATCCGCTTGCAAGCTCTCACGCATCGATTCCTGAACCCCGAGCCACACCGCGGTCCAGTAGGCCCCGGTATACAACCCGACCCGGCTCGCCCAGGCCAGGCCGCGGTCATCCGCGAGCTGGCCGAGAGTCAAGCCACCGACTTCGGGATCGCTGAGGTCCGCTCCGATGTAGGGGAGCAAACTACTGATCAGGAACCCGGAGTTGAGGTTCAGCGCGGCTGCCAGCGCGACCGCTTGGGCAATCCCGGACCCTGTCCCGAACCCCAGCTTGAACGCGTTCGGGAATTCTTTGCGGGCCAGCTGATCGAGCTGGACTTCCAGGTCAACCAGCGCGGTGGCGACCGCCGCATCATCGGACAACGAGAGCGCGGAGTAGGCCGCGATCCACGCCAAGAGAACGGCAGTCAGCTTCCGACGGTATTCCTCCGTCTCCTCTTCGGCAAGGCCGGGTTCGCCGATCAGTTGCTTCTGCCAAACGTCTGAGGCTTGTAGTAGTTCTAACGAGGCCTGAATGACCCGCGAAGAATCAGCAATGATCATCACATCAGGAGCAGATCTTCCTCGTCCTGCTCCAGTAACCGTTCCAGCCGTTTCTGTTCAACGGTCTTAAAGTAGCCCCGCCAGTAATCTTTCGCCGACCGTTGATCGCCGGCTTCGGCCTCATTCATCATCGCCGCGGCCCGGAGCCGCGCCTCGGTTGGCGATAGATTAAGAATCTGTCTGAAGTAGTCGATCCAGAAATCCAGGACATCCCGATGCCAGCGGAAATAACGCCGCCGATCAATTCCGGGCAGAACGAGAACGCCCCCGGCCACAGCCACAACCTCGGGAGCCGGAACCGGAGGCACCGCGGCGGTCGTCGTGAACGACCAGAGGAGCGAGCTATCAAGGACATCCATTCCACGCTAGGCCGGATCGATCGAGGAAACCGGATCGCCCGCCGCCGTAGCAACCGCCGCGGTCCAGTCCACGGTCGCATCATCCTCTTCATAGACCGTCAGCGTCCCGGCCGCAATGGCCCGCCGGTTGCGGAGAATCCGTAGCGCTTCCTGAACCGTTCGGCCGCCATCAGCGCCACTGGCGAGGGATCGAAGCAGAATCCGATCCGCGATCTCTTGGCCCGCGTCGGTCGCCAAGGCATCGGCATCTACGGCGCCCGTAGCAATCACTAGAGCTGTGATGATGCCAGCGACCATTGCCCCGACTGAGGAGTCCATGCGGCCTCCAACGAGGGCAGCCGGAATCCGAGTCTGGATGTCATCGGTGTCAGCCTGAACGGTTGCCAAAGCGGACGCATCGGCTTTGTCCGAGAGTTCAAGTCCTGTGCTTCCAGCTCCCAGATGACCCGCGATCAACTCGTCCCAGACCGCGTCCGCAATTTCGGCTCCCGCATCCGCAGCCAGCAAAGCCGCGGTCAAGAAGGCCGCATCGAACTGCGCGGTCCCGAGGGCACCAAGCGCGTTATCCAGATCAATCCCGGCCTCGCCGCCCACCGCCACGTCCAACGTGCGCCCAGCAACGGTAGGTGCAAGTCGTGTCGTAACCGCGGCATCAAGATTTGGAATCTCAGCTGCGCTTAGCGTACCGCTAGTATTGTCTAGATCAATCCCGGCTTCTCCTGCTACTGTGACATCCAGTGTGCGGCCTGCTACTGTTGGAGCGAGCCGAGAGGTGATAGCCGCATCAAGGTTCGGGATTTCTGCCGCGCTCAAGGTACCTACGGTGTTATCCAAATCGAGTCCAGCCTCGCCCGTAGCCGCAATATCAAGCGTCCGTCCAGCGACAGTCGGAGCCAGACGGCTTGTAATAGCCGCATCTAAATTCGGGATCTCCGCAACACCGAGTGTCCCAGCCGTATTGTCGAGATCCAGCCCAGCTTCACCGGCGGCAGTCACGTCCAGGGTCCGATCTGCGGTCGTCGGACGCAAAGCCGACCGGGCCTCGATGCTGAATTCGGCCACTACGTAACCAACCACAGAACTCCCGCCCACCGTACCGGTCGTGATCACCAATTGATAGTTCGAGGCCGTGGCAAACCCATTCCCACCAGTCGCTACAACGCGGACATTATGCAGGCCTGTTACGCCGTCGAAATCCACAGTCAGCGTAATGCCTGCCGTAATTTGAACCAAGCTGTTGTCCACATAGGCGGAGATCACCGGCGTACCCGCCAGCGTCGTCGGCACCCCAGAGGTATTCACAGTGGTGAACTTGGTATCGAACGTCTTGCCCAGAGAGAAATCGCCGATGTAGCTCATGCTTTTGCTACCGTTCCCTCAATCAAACGATTGCGCCGGGAAGAGAGCAGGGGTCCCCAGCCCGCGGCCGCCACTTCTTGATAGGCATCGAAATAGATTCGATCCGTGAGCCATTCATCGAAAGTACCAGTATTGCCGGATCTAGGTTCCAGTGTTCCAAAATAGACCCGATCTGCGATCCATTCATCAAAAGTCCCGGTATCCTGAGCGGCCACTAATCCACTTCCATATCGTCAAAATAAGTCCCGAACGAACCCGCAGCGGCTGTGTTCAGACTGCGGAGAATCATGACAACATACGGAGGATCGGCAGCTGGCGTAAGGGTCGTCGTAAGCTGATTCCATGCACCTGCGGCGCCGGCGTCAGTGACGGTTACGTCAGCTTGTCCCGGTTGACGAATTATCATCTGAGGATTAGTTCCAGTGTAATCGGCTTCCCGCCGCGCATAGACACTGAAAACCGTGCTGACATTCGTGATAGGGATAAAGATCTGATGATCTCCCGCGTCGGCCAGCTTGATAGACGCGGCACCCGTGCGAACCGTTCCTGTGTCGCGCTCGCCTTCTCGAAGCTGGATAGCGCCCCAGGACTTCTTTGCGCTTGTCGCTGGACGGGTGATACCAAAGAAGTCGTCCGAGGCTTCGGAGCCGCCCGCCAGTCTTCGGATAGGCGACCATTCGGACGGCGCAAATGGTATGAAGGGAAGCACTAGATCATCTTGTAGGATCGGAGGATTAAACAACGGAGGATAGGCAACGCTGCCTGCGCCCGTGTTCACATTCTCACGATCCGATATGTTTCGCCAAAAGGTGTTGAAATCCTCATCGAACTCTGTAGTCACGGTCGCTCTGCAGGCTCGGTTGCACGCGACGAAAATGCAATTCCTGACCGTTGTAAGCTGTCCGGCATCAAGGGCAACACCGACGTAAACGCCTCCGGTCTGTGTTTGGGTGATGAAGCAGTTCTTGACCGTGATGCCGCCAATTCGGTTAGTGTTTATCGCCCGCGCGTTTCCGATGATGACGCAGTTCTCAATGAGATGCCCTGTGTTATTGACAACCACAGAATGATTGAAGGTCAATCCTATTGAATTGGACGCATGCGCACCGTAGAATAGACAGCGCCGAAATGTCACGGCGGCTTGACCGGCCCCATCTATGTCGGCGATACGGCTGGCGCCGCCCTCCCCAACGCAATCTTCCACGATGATATTTGTCGGGCCGCCAGTGAAGGAAAAGGGGCCAGTAGTGAACGTATCCAGGAAGAAACCGCGAAGGGTCCGGTAATCCCTACCCACGCCCGAAATCGCATTTGCGCGCGTCGCGGTTTGATCATTGTCACTTCCGGTGATGCGAACGATGCCGCCAACGCCGTCTGTATTCTGGCCTGTCACGTCGGCTATGTATGTGATGATGTTACCGACACTACCATCCACATCCAGCACTAATCCCTCACGATAAACGCCTGGACCCACATATACCGTATCGCCAGCCGCGACCGGGACATCTTCCGCTCCGTTGAGCGTGAGCTTGCGGTTGGCCCAGCTGAGGCCGTTGTTTGCGTCGTTTCCTCCGGGACCAACGTAATAGATCGTCATGCGTCAGGGTCCACGTCAATGCCTTGTTGGATTCGCAGCTCGGTTAGGATGATCTGCTCCATGTACTCCCGTAACCTTCTCAAAGGCACGTTCGCTAGGATATTGGGAAAAACAACTGTCCGTGAATGCTCGCCCTTGGTGCCGTCGTCGCGTGTCCACCGAACGATAAGATCAACCGACCATCTGGGGACGGGCGCAGTCGTCCCCAGGTTGGTCCAGTTTCTGATGTGAACCTCGTCAAGGTTGCGTGTCATCAGTTTGGATATTTGATCCACCACTCGCCAGCAGGCGAAATGTCGGCCTCTACCGTATCCGAAGCGTTGTTCCGCCTCTGATAGTAGCCCGTTGGGACGTGCTCCAGGACAAATGGAATGCAATCCAAGCCAACCTCAGAGCATCCGGAGACGATTTGCCCATAGCGATTTCGATAGCCGTTGAAATCGACGTAGCCGTCGCCGTCGGGATCATCGAAACCGCCAATGCTTCCAGCCAAGATGTGCATGGTCATCCTGGAGTTGTTCAGCGCGCACTGGTAGTCCGGACAATAGAACTGGAGTTTGAACGGGTCCAGAGGATCGACGGGACCCCAAACGTCTTCGCCCCGTATTGCCAGGTCAGTGAATCCTCCGACTGTGGCTCCGTACCAGGTGGCAATTTTCGGCTTCGGAGGACCGGAATTGTGCAACCTACGATTGTTGCCACAGGTGGAGGGGTCGCTGGGTAACGGCACATGCACGTCATCCACGAACAGACACCCGAAGTCGTGCCAGCCTCCACCGCGGAGAATGCCACAGTTATCGGGATCGCTCTCGCGACAAATCAGCAGTTCCATCCAGTAGCTGTGATAGCGCACGGTTGCGCCCAAGCTACCCATGATGGCATGGTACTGCACTCGATAGGCTTTCACGCAAATCGCGGCATATTGGGCGAAGCAGGACTCATCGACATTCACAAGCCATCCATAACCCTCATGCTTATTGGCATTCTCATTGGGTGTCTGCCACGGATAGGAGACTCCTCCGCCCGCCCACCCATAGAACTGAACGCCAAAGATGTCATCGACGGAATGGGGGTCTTCCTTGTGTTCGTGGCCGAACGCCTCAGTAAGCGGATGCCATTCTCGATCATTATGCTCACTCGGCTCTAGTGTGTCGGTTGGGAACGGCGTATCAGTCACGGTAGGTTCCGGCGTATCTGTAGGAGGAATAGGAGTGTCGGTAGCAACCGGCTCCGTAGCAGTCGATGCCAGCTCCGGCACATTGAAGACGTACTGCCCCGCCTCCAGATCATATTCCCCCGGAGGGAGCGCAGGCCCTTGAGCGAGCGTCCGACCAGCGAATAGAGCGGCCAACAAAACTATAACAGCTACAGCGATTTGTCTCTTGTTCATTTCCGGATCTCCAATCGCTCAATCAGCTGATCTTCGCCCCGAATGACATCGTAGTCAATCATCTCGCCGGAAGCTAAGTGTTTGCGGATGAGCGTCGCCCGGCCGTTCGCGTCCCGTTTGAGGATCTCCTGCTTGACCACGACCGCGCTGAGGCGGGCTTGCTCGGCTTTGGCCTCGGCTTGGGCGGTCAGTTCGGCCACGGATTTCTGGGCCTTTTGCGTCTTCTCGATCTGGCGGAGCGCTTTATCGAGACCCGAGACCGCCAGCCCAATCGCCTGCCTCCGTTCGTCGTTCTCCTGTTCGAAGGACAGCATCGCTTGATCCAGCCGCTCGTTGATCTGGCGAGTCTGGGTTTCCAAGCCCTCGCTCATATTGGCGGCCGTGACGCTGAGATCTTCCCGCATCGACTGGCCGGCCTGGATCAGAGTCTTTTCGGCATCGCCCGCGATCTGGCGCATAGAGCGATCTAACCGGTTGTCGATCAGCTGATCTAATCCTTCGGTCCTGGCTTTTCGAATCTCGGAACCCATGTTCTCAAGGACGGAGGACCTCATTTGAGTCTCTAGTCGCTTCAGGCCCTCACCGAACATATGCTGGAGGGAGTCAACAGCTTCTTGCAACGTCTGATCGGTCTTGGCCGCGATCTCTTGAACCGAATCGGCCAAGGCTTCATCAACGGTTCCTTGCAGGCCGGTGGACTGGAGTTCCTGGACGATCCGAATCAGGCCATCCAGCTTCGCATCCAGGCTTACTTCTTTGGCCGCTTGATCAAGCAGCATCATCACGTCAGGATTGCGCTGTTTGAACTGCGGGTTCTGGCTCAGAATTCGAGTGAAATTCGTAAAGGTAGACCGAAGCATCTTGTCCTCAGCGGGGAGTTCCGTTTCTGGTGCAACTATGATAGCACCGACTTCGGAATCGTCGCTCGGTTTCTCACCGCCTTCGACCGTCTCCTCGGGCGTGACATCCCCTTCGCCGATCGCTACCAGATATTCGGGCTTCAGATCCCCGTCGTCGGCCGCGATCTGGCGGGCGATCACGGGCGAGATCTCCCTGCTCTCAATCATAGTCTTGCGGGTTTCGGCGCGGGTCTTCTTGACGGTCGCCTCTTCCTGCTCGGCCTGGATGTCCTGTTCTTTGAACCGGAACGTCACCGTGCGGGGCATGACCCCGTGGAAGTTGAAGGCTTGCTCCAGCATCCGCATGAACGCGGCGGGACCCTTGCCGCGAGCTTTCAAATGCAGGACTTCGGACTGCTGGCCGGTCCCGATGTTGCCGGCCGGGAGCGGCGCGAAGTCCTGATAGTCCCGCCCAAATCCGAGGGCGAGGCTTGAGATGTACCACTTGAGCTCCTGGTCGAAATCAAAGCCCTCGGGGAGCGATTTCAGTTCGAGCTTGGCGACCGAGACCTGAGTACCGGGATCCAAGGATCCAACGATCAGCGGGCCGAGATAGCGGACTAAGCCCTGGTTATCAGCCTGGGCTTCCATGCGGGCTTGAACGTCTTTGATGTCCTGCGACTTCACGCCGCCCAAAGCATAGATCGCCTCAGCGAACCGGCCGCCAGCCTTCTCGCCGCGGTAGATCTCCATGTCACGCAGGATCTGGGCCGAGCGCAGGACTCGAGTCACCGCCGAATATTGCACGCCGTACATGGACGTGATCGGGGCCGGGAATTCCGCCAGCGCGATGACCGAATGCCAGGGCATCTTGTGGCGAGATCCCTTAATGTCGGTGTAGATGACCGGGAACTCCAGATCGCCGGTGCGCTGGCAGCGGGCCGAGTCCAGATGGGCGATCCCGAGGATGGGCGCGGCCGGGGAATTGGCTTCTCGGACGATTTCGATGAAGGCCCCGTTATCCTGAGTGTAGAGATCGAGCGAGACCTTGACCGAGAACTCTCGCCAGCCCCGGCCGAAGTCGGCTTGGTTGAGCAGCTCGTGAACGACCTCGACCGTGCGGTCCGGGCCGTCGAGTTCCCATTCGAGCGAGGCATTGGAAGTTGCGCAGGTGAAGACCGCGCCGGCCAAGAACGATTCGGTCGGCCAGAACTCGCGGAGTTCCATGTCACGTTTGACGACGTTCTTGCCCCAAGCCTCGAAGGTATCGGCAATCGAGGCCATCCACAGCACGAACGCATTACCCCCTCCCGGCCCGGCCTCAAGCGAAACCGGAGGCTGCTGAACAGATCGAGTCAGCGTCCGCTGCGGGGGCGGAGGAGCCGGGGCGTTGATCGCTTTGGTCTGAGTGCCGTTAGCCATCAGAGACTGCTCGGCGGTGGCGGATCAGGAAGTACATCAGGGCCAACAATCCGTCTATCTTCTGTGAACGTGACTTCTTCCAACCAAGCCCCAAATTCAGAGATTCGAACGCGATAAACATATTGGGATTTGCCGATTACGATTGTTAAGAGATCACCGTCTTCTGGCGGGTCGCCCGCCTCAAGATTCCAGCCAGCTCTGAGATGAACTCGAATCGCTAGATTTGGATCAGCCAATGGAATACTTTCGCACGATGTCCCAGCCGAAGCCGGTGCGCTTGCCTTCCGAAGTCAGCTCAACCACGGCTTTGCCCCACCGCTTCGCGATCCAGCGATGGATGAACGTGGGAGCGTGCCAGATCGCGGCCGCGGCTCGAGATTTGTCAGGCGGCACCGTGTAGATTGTCTTCCCTGGCGTGCAGTCGAACGCGTGCTTGTATCGGTCTCCGACTTTCACCAGCTGGCCCTGGATGCCGTGGCACAGAGCGCATTCTACAGCACGATAGGTCGTTTGGGCGGCGACGAGCTCGAGGACGGTCCCGCATGTGGCCGGAGTTTCGGGCGTGATCGGATGCGGCGGCCAGCAGAACGGGCAGAGGATTTGCGCGGTGTCTTTATCTCGTGAGATACGGGGCGGGACCCGGCGGGTGCCTTTGTTCGATCCGAGTCGCTGCCGGGAAGATCTCGAAGACCTCGCCATGCGGGTATCGTACAACGAAGCGGGTTGCCCACGCAAGAAGTTGATCTATAATCAGGTTGCTCTCCAAGCGAAAGATCTTCCGGAGAGTGTTCCCTCCACAAGCGTCCTGGCCGACCCCGCCGGGGCGCTGCTCTTACAAGTTCAGCCGAAGACTCTCAAAGCTAGCCATGCTTAAACATACACAGAGATCCACCTTCATCGAATCCTCGCGCTTGACGATCCGCAATCGCCGGCCGTCCTCATCCAGCTTCTTGTCCGCGTTGTCGATGTGCTCGCGCAGATCGGAGTTCCCATCATGCCAGATCCGCTTTTCCAAGATCAGGTCGAGCAGCTGCCGATCAGCCTGCAGCCGGCGCCCGGCCTGGCTGAAGTCGAACGCCCAGACAATGTTCTCTTCAGACAACCCGCTCATCATGTCGTGGAGCTGGTGAATGTCGTAGGCCAGCATGACGACTTGAAACTCACGGCACAGGCGGCGGATCTCCTCCCGAGGCTCGTTGAAATCGATCTTCTGACCGGGCGCGGCCTGCCATTTGCGGACGTACCGGACGAACAGTTCGTGCTGCCGGTACTTCGGGTCCGGATGCCGGGTCACGCCGACCAGCCCAAAGCAGTCGGAGTATCCGGTCTGGCGCCCCACCGCCGCGTCCGCCGCCAACACCATCGGCTCGTTCTTGGTCAGAGGCGGGATCGAGGCTTTCAGCGCGTCCCACCAGACCATTGACGGCAGGAACCGATCCGTGCCCTCCATCTCGATCTCTTCATCGGCTTCGAGCAGCAGCGCGGCCTCGGCATCGGTCAGGGTCTGGGCCCGCTTCTGTAAGAATTCGGGCGTCAGGTTATGCAGATTGCCGCGGGTCGGGAGCTTGAGCTTCAGCCGGTCCCGTTTGTATTCCAGCCGATCGTCGCGGGCAAGCCCCTCCTTGTCCTCAGGGATCGGACCCGTGTAGTGCCACATCCAAGAACCCTTCGGGAGCGGGGTGGTGGTGAACCAGACCTGCGGCTGGTCGCCTAGCGGTCCTGGAATCCGCACCCGGCCGTCGATGACTTTCAGCGCGGCGTCGGTCTTATAGCGGCGGATCTCATCGAAGTGCCAGAAGTTGATGTTCGGGCCTTCCCATGCCATGACATCGTTCTCGGTCATGCCGCCCAGGTACCAGACTGCCCCGGTCTCCCACACCAGCATGAACGGCTTGGACGGCTGCCAATGCCGAGAGGCCATGCGGCGGTGCGGCTGGATGATGAAATCCCACGGAATCCAACGGCGCATCTCGGCCCACAAGGATCGCTGGAAGTGCGGCAGGTCGGGAGAAGTCATGATGCCAGAACATCCGCGCTTGGCGCGTTCTAGGTCTCGCATGATTCCCGAAACTGATTTTCCTCCGCCCTCTCCCCCAAGTGCCCAGAGGTTCTTCTTGTCGTGGTTTTTCACCCACGCCAGCTCCTCTGGGGAGTGAGGCTCGTATCGCTTGCCGGTTTCGGAGTTGCGGTATTCGGTGAGATCCGGCCAGCCGGGGATCGGGGTGTAGGGCCGGTCGTGGTCCTCGTCAGGAAGCAGGCCGAGCAGGATTTGGGAGGCCAGCGATCTCCGCAAATCGTGTGACGATTCGGTTGAGGAGCCGGTTCTTGTCTTCTCTCGAAAGACCATCGAATTCTAGGATCTCCTGGCGATTGGCTTGGGTGATCTGATTGTAAAGCAGGACCGCGTCCTCGAAGACGATCTGCTCCCGCATCTTTTCCCGGCGCTTGATCTCGGTGTCCACCAGCCGGCGCTTGGTTTCCTCGGCGTTGCCAATCCGCTCGATCGTCGCCGCGACCGTCGCGGCCTGGCCGAGTAGAGTTCCGATCCGCTGTCGATGGTCGGCGACCGCCTCCTGATCGCCGCGGCCAGTCGCGTTCCAGAACTCCCGCCACTCGGCCCGGATGCGGCCAACGAGGCGGGTCGGGGCTTCGCCTTGTTCGAGTGAATCGTACGCGTCCCGGACAATCGCTTCTTGCCCGGCGATGGACTCGGAGAGATTGAGCAGCTCCGAGTCGTTGAGCGCCTCCCGGAAAGCCGGGGCCAGGAACTTGGGCATGTACTTGGAGCGGGAACCGTCCTTAAAGTTGGGATGGGCCGCGCCTTTGAGCGATGCCCCTCCGTGGTGATAACACACTTGGGCGCCCGACATGGCTGGGCGCTGGCATCGGTTTCCGGTTCTTTTGGACTTCGCTTTACATTGCGGCATGACAAGAGGAACTAGGCTGACACGAGCTTCGGTTTGAGGCCCATCTGACTCAGGCGTTCGAGGGTGACGGCGACATAGGCTGGATTGATTTCAATGCCGCGGCCTTTGCGGCCAAGCTGTTCACAGGCGACAAATGTAGTACCGGAACCCAGGAAATTGTCGTATACGATGTCGCCCTGATCCGTGTGATTCCAGATCGCGTTGGCGGGAAGTTCGACTGGCTTCATGGTCGAATGCTCCGGGCTGGCCCGCGGTTTATCGACCGGCCAGACCGAGGCATGGAACGCTCCCGCCTTGCGTCGCTTGTGGGTCTTCTTCCAACCGAACAAGATCGGTTCATGCTGATAATCGTAGTCAAGACGGCCGAGCGAAAACGTCGGCGCATTCTTAATCCAAATGAGGACATGGCGAACCGGAAGCCCAGCCTCCATCATCATCATCATCATCATCAGGCCGAGCGAGCCACCCTGCGGGGCACAAACGAAGTAAGCGCAGTCGTCGGCCATGACAAGTTCACGGGTGATCTGATAGGCCAAAAGTAGCAGATCATGGAGATCTTTTTCATTGAGGGTATCGCCTTCAATGTCCTCTAAACGCCGTCCAGCCTTCTGGACGGCGTTTAGCATGCGATTCTTCTGGCCCACCCCAACGCCATAAGGCGGATCACTGAAAATGCAGGTGGCTTTCAAGCCTTCCATGAGTTGCCCAACTATGGCCCGATCCGTGCAATCCCCACAGATCAACCGATGATCGCCAATCTGCCAAAGCTGGCCGAGTTCGGTGCCCCATTTCTTTTGAAGCTCTGTGGCGCGGTCAATCTCGGGTTCGGGCGGTTCAGGCCCAAGCAGCTCTGGCCGATACAGCCGGATCAGCTGGTCTACATCATCCCGGTCGTAGCCAGTTCCATCCAAGTTCCCATTCGAGAGCGAGATCAGCGCATCGACCAGCCGCGGTTCATCCCAGCCCCCGAGTTCGACCATCCGGTTGTCGGCGATGGTGTAGGCTTTGCCGGCCTGGGCGCCGAGCCGGATACCCATCACGACCGGGGCCAGCCATTCGCCGTCCTTGACCCGCACACCCTCAGGCGGCGGTTTGCCGTCCGCCTTCAACATCTTGAGCTCATCAAGCCGCCCATGTCCCGCAAGCAGACGCCCGTTGCTTTCGTTCAGAACCATAGGCGCGACGTAGCCGAAGCGGTCCATCGACTGCATGAGCGCACCTAAGTCGTGAAGCTTGGCGTTGTCAGGATCGGGTTTGATCTTCGAGAGCGGCAGGTACTCGATCCGTAGCTCCCGTTGCTTCTTGGCTTTGGGCAATTCGATCCCTTACCTCGCCCGCCAGCATGTGGCAGATGGCTAAGTGGGCATCCTCAACGATCCGTATGTCCTCGGCCTGGACCCGGATCTCCAGCTCGGCGGCCTTGAACTGGAAGTTCCCGAACCAATGCGGCCGCATTCCGTCCGGGCCGGTGAGGGCGATGGAGCGGCCTTCGAAGCGCTCGGCGTGATAGAGCGCGTTGATGACGTTCTGGGAAGCCCCGGAGCAGGAGATCCCCACGACCACATCATGGGGCCGGGCGAGATCAGCGAGTTGCCGGCTGAAGACCTCGGCATACTCGTAATCATTGGCGTACGCGGTGGCGAGCGGGCCAAGAGTCAGGGCCTGAGCCCGGACACCGCCAGAGCCAGGAACCCGGCTCCACTTGCGGAGGTCGGTCGCGAAGTGCTCGGCGGTAGACCAACTCCCGCCGTTACCGCAGACGAAGACCGAACGGCCGTTCTGCCAGGCTTCGAACAGAATGTCGGCCGCCTGGCGGATAGTACCGAGGTCCAGGCTGGCGAGGGCGCTTTGGAGGGCTTCGGGGTAGGCCGAAAGTACCGTTTGGGGCCTCATCGGGTCTCTCCCAGATCATAGCACAGGCCTTCGGTAATCTTTGACGGCTGCCCACAGATCTTCAGCCTTAATCAAAGCGAGTTGGTCGGCGGTTTTGAGTTCAAACCATTCCCGCGAAAAAAGCAAACGACTGGACCGAAAAATCACACAAAGGCGCTGTTCCAGATTACGAGCATACTCAACATAATGACTCCCTACGAGTTCCAGATTCCAATTCTGAAATTCCCATTGCAATCGTCTCAACCTTTCCTGCGGTTTCCCTGTTTTAGTATGACCAATCTTATAGTAATCAGTACCAACCGCATGAATGATGTATAGATAGCCACGGCTAACATCCGCCCTTCGTTGCTCTAGATCAGAATCATTCATGGACTCCAATTTACGATTACGACGCGTGCTCTCATGCGCGCGATTGGAGCGTAAGCGACGTCTTGCCTGATAATCGGGATAGCTGTGAATCAATTGATAGACCCGCTGTCCTGAGACATGAAAAACCTCACCAATCGCCCGCAGGGATAGATCATCTTGAACTGCCATACGGAGCATTTCAAGCCGTCTCTCTTCCGATTTCATGCTTATATAGTACTTGACAAACGAAAAACGTCAAGTATAATTATTTCGTACGAAGGAGCTTCCGATGACCGAACAGACGTTCGCCCCCGAGCCGCACCAACAGTTGATCGACGGCCTGACCGTAATGGCGCTGAGGGAAGAGATCACGAAGACCGAGGCGCTCGCCATCATCGAACGGATCAGCGCCCAGCGTCCCGGCGGCTCCGAGGACTTCGCCGAGGCGATTCTGATCGAGATCCGCAAGGATTACGGATTGGATCCTCTGCCATCGAAGACTGAGGATCGCTATCAATCCATGTCCAGCCTTGAGCTTGAGGAGCGGCTGGGCGAGATCAATTATGAATTGCGCCCCGTCGTTATCCCCTTCCGTAGCTTCGGCGATTACCAGCGCGAACAGAAGCTGGGTCTCGAAACAGGCTACATCGAAGACGAATTGCAGAGGCGGTCATGATTGATCTAACCAGTCGAGAAATCTGGCTGCAGGAACGTAAGACCGGAATCGGGGGTTCGGATGCGTCGGTGGTCTTGGGTGTGAATCCCTACAAGACCGTCCGCGAGCTGTGGCTGGAAAAGACCGGTCGCGTCCAAGACCTCGAGAAAGAGAGCGGGCCAATCCTGCGCGGGCGGGTTTTAGAGCCAGTCGCCGCCGATCAGTACGCCCAAAAGACCGGCCGCAAAATCCGGCGCCAGCCGATGCGCCGGCATCCCGAACACCAGTTCATGATCGGGAACGTGGACCGGCAGATCTTGGCGGTCAACGGCGTGGTCTCGACTGGCATCCTCGAAGTCAAGTGTCCGGGCCTGAAGGCGATCGCCAAGGTCAAGGCCCACGGCCTGCCCGATTACATGACCGTCCAGCTCATGCACTATCTGGCGGTCTACGAATACAGCTGGGGTTCGTTCGCGCTGTTCAATGCCGAGAATTGGGATCTGATTTGGTTTGATCTGGAAGCGGACCCGATTTTGATCGCGACGATGGTTGAGCGGGAACGGGAGTTCTGGGGGTGGGTCGAGAACGAGGTCGAGCCGCCCGAAACGGCCCGGGCCGAGGCCGTGGACATCCCCAAGATCGAGGGCGAGCTCACGATCGTGAGTGACGAAGCTTGGCAGCGGATGGCCTCGGAGTTGCGGGAGGCCAGGGAGTTGAAGCAGGCGGCCGAGGCCTTGGAAGAGACCGCCAAGACTCAGATCCAAGAGCGAATGCACCGCGACGAGTTACACGCGGTCGAGGTCGATGGGATCGCCCGGTTCTACTATCGGTACCAGGCCGGGACCACGAAGTGGAAGGAGACGGCCGAGGCCATTGCCCGGGCCGCCGATTTGAAGACCGAGGATTACTTGGTCAAAGGCGATGGCTTTACCCGATTCACACCCTACTTCTTGAGAGGATCAACGGAGGACTGACATGGGCGCAGTAAAAGAATTAGCAGAACGGACGGGAGAAGGCGCAGCGGAGCAACGTCCGAAGCCGACCTTCACGTTGGCGATGAAGAACCAACTGGAGGGGGCCCGGGATCAGATCATGGCCGCATTACCGGATCGCATTGACGCGGAACGCTTCATGATGGTGGCGCTGACGGCAATCACTCGCAACGACAAGCTACAGGAGTGCGGCCTGCCGAGCGTCTTTTTAGCCGTGATGGAGTGCGCCCGGACGGGCTTGTATCCAGACGGCCAGGAGGCCGCGATCATCCCGTACAAAGGCGTTGCGGAATTCCAGCCGATGGTGCAGGGCATCACGCGGCTGATGCTGCGCTCGCCCGGTCTGACAAAGGTGGAGGCGCGGGCAGTCTTCGAAGGCGATGTGTTCCATTTCAACTACGGCCTTCATCCAGATCTGGTGCATGTGCCTCTCGGAACAGACACGGCCGGACGCAAATTGACTCATGCCTATGCCATCATGTGGCGACAGGGCGCGGAGCCAACTTTCGAGGTAGTGGATCGGGATGTGGTTGAGGCCGCGCGGTTGACATCAAGAGCTCCGAACGGACCGGCCTGGGGCAATCCCCTCTGGTACCCGGAGATGGCCCGCAAGGTGGCGCTCAAGCGTCTAGGGAAATACGCCGACCTATCACCGGAGGCGAGCCGGGCGATCGCCCTGGACAACTTAGTGGTCGGCGGTGGCGAAAAGTGGACGGATTACGAGCCAGAGGGCGTGTCGCCAGAATACCGTAATCAGCTAGTGCGAAGTCAGACCGAGGCCGGGATCGCCCGGCTCAAGGATAAGATGGCTGGGGCTGACGGGCCTGCGCCTGCGCTGGCTGAACCCGAAGTGATCGAACGGCACGCGGTTAAATCTTGGCCGCCCGCGTACGTCAACGAGCTGGTGACTCAGGGCCTGGCCGATAACCCGGACCACGCCCTGAACGTTCTCATCATGTCGCCGTTCGAGACTAAGGAACCGCTCCAGAACGTCGTGCGCTGGGCGAAGATCTACCGGGCGCGGCGGGAAGAAGGCTTAGAGACGGACGTAGCCGCCGAGGTCGCGACCCAAGAATACCGGACATCCACGAAATGACTGCGCCAGTCCTGAAGGTAGTAAGAGCGAAAGAAATCCTGGCCGATCCGTTCAAGGATCATGAAACCCTCACAGATCGAGAACGGGAGATTGCCCGCCTGACCGCCCGTGGCCTGTCGGTCAAGAAGGTGGCCGCCGAACTCGGGATCGCCCCGTCTACGGTCTCAGCCTTGCTGGGCCGAGTGAGCCTGCGGCTGGGCCTGGATCGAGGGGGGATGACACAGAAGATGATTGAGCGGCTAGAGGAGGCATTGAAATGAGACGGATAACTATGAACTCGATTACGGCAGTTACGGCGGTCATCGCTATAGTGTTGATCGCAAAGGGTTCGGAGGTCCCTATTTGGGCCTCTGCTCTCGCCGGTAGCCTATTTGTTTTCGCTTGGATATTCAAGCCGTAGGGGATTCCAGGCCGATCCGACCGTGACCCCGCACAAGGCAATCTCGTGCTCCCCCGCGGCAGATCGGCCTGTTTCCCAATAATGAGGAACCGACATGCCATTTCCAAATTATGAGGGCATACCAGAACACATGCGAAGTGGAGCGAAGCTATATATTGACCGTGGGCTTCCTCCAGGATCTTTTCTGAGGGCAGTCCTAGAGAACGATCTAACTGGCGCGGCGGGACGCGCCGATGACATCAACGTGGCGCGTCTTCTCGATTGGGTGATGTGGCTACATTCGGATATTCCAGGCGAAGCCTGGGGCAGTCCCGAGAAGGTGAATGCGTGGATTGTACGAGGCGGGATGGCAGATGATCGCAAGGGCATCAATGCCTAGTCATGATATGATGCCCTCGGCATCGGGTCCCTTAGCGGCCCGTGTCCACAAGATCGCTCGATTCATCCCCCGCCCCTCGGTGCCGGAAGCTCCTACGGGTAAACAGACACGGGGGATGAGTCGCGTCTGATGACCGAATACACCTATACGTCGCTGGTGGGCTATACCCAGCACGTCCTCTCCGGCAAAGCCACCAGCCAGAACAATCGGATCTTGACCTGCCTGTTCGAGTCCGCGGTCCCGCTCTGCCGGCGCCAGATCATGAAACTCACGGGCATCGAGATCAACGCAGTATGCGGGCGGGTGAACACGCTGATCAAGTCTGAGCTCCTGCGGGTCGCCTATGAAGCGGTCGATCCCGCGACGGGTCGGCTCGCGCAGTTCATCGAACCGACCTGGCCGCAGCTCAAGCAGAAATCATTCGAGGAGTTCCTACGATGAGCAAACTAAACCTAGCCGACAGGATTCACCGCGCAGTCGCTGGCTATGAGGAAGGGGCGTGGGTTCCCGAGAGCTATGCCACAGTTGAGCATATCCAACTTCTGAGCGAGGCTAGGGATGCTTTGAGAAGTCTGGAGGCAATGGAGCGGTCCATTCGTGAATTCGTTTATCAAAACGAAACCGTGAGGTGGCACATCATTGAGCCTCCGATCGGGAAGGGCGAATCGTCCCTTGATGAGGCCTACAAGGACATGAAAGCCAGCTTGCCGGCAGCGGAGGAGGAGCCTGATGCCCTACGATCTGATGCCACCGAATGAAACGCCACTGCCCATCGGCTTATACAGCGTCTTGTCCGTCACGGACCTGAGGATCAAACAGGATGGCAAGCCCTGGCGGACGGTGAGGGCGATGGCCTGGCGGCCGGAGGAGCTGGCGGAGTTCTTGCGGCAGATGTTGGGTCAGCGACAGAAGTAGGCCGAAGCCGTGGCGATTGACGGTTGACAGGATGCGAGGCTAGACTTATCATGTGTTTGTGCCTGGGAAGCATGGAATTGGCGTTCATCGTCCAGCGGGGTCTGCGGGAGAAGTTGTGGCTTCCCAGGCCTCCGCAAACCCCCTGGACAATGAGCGCCAGTCGTTTAACGGCGGGTGCTGCGTTGCCGCCTTACCAAACGCGCATCCACATAGCGCCCTCATACGCGGGACAGCCTCGGAACCCTTCCGCATCGGCGCACAAAAGTCCAGATGCTCAGACCGTCCGCGCCCTGAGGGGTGCTTCAGCTCAGGGTAAAGCGCGACCTGGACCGTCCTCGCCGATCTTGGCTGAGGTGGCTGAAGCATGATGTGGGCCATCCACTGTAACGTCCGATGGCGCCTGAAACCCCGACCCTTGAGGCTGGGGATCATCGCGCCTGAAATCGGAAGGAAAGTGAATGTGACCTACGTCAAGCCAAAGAAGGCACCTTCCAATCCGATGATTCTCCCCGACGTTCCAGGAACCTCTTCGCGGTGCCGAGCAATAACAGCAAGCGGAAGACAGTGCAAGGGGTGGGTTCGTTTCGGTGGCTTCTGTCATATTCATGATCCGCAAGGAACGTATCAGAACAGCGGCAAGACGAAACGGACTTTGCCAGTCATTTACAGGGATTACCTCCGCTCCGAACATTGGCTGACGTTTCGTAGCAAAGCACTTGAGCATTACGGTTATCGGTGTGCGAACTGTCAAGCTAAACGAGAGGACGTAACGCTAGATGTGCATCATCTAACCTACGAAACTCTTTGGCATGAGACAGTCGATGATGTTCTGGTGGTTTGTCGGAAATGCCACATAGAGCTGACCGCTTGAGCGAAGCCTCGTGGCTCCGACAGGTGAAGATAGTCGCGCCTAATGATCGACCATCAGTCAGAACGAGTATTAGGGCAAACGAACCCCGATCCGCTAAGCGAGGTCCTAGGCACAGGATATAGCAGGTTTCAATCGCCTACTGGGATTGATGGCTTGGCGAAAGAGGAAAAGGATCGGCTTGATCTACTGGCATTCAACGCGCTGGTTCCGGGCATCGGTCAGTTTCGGAGATTCATTCAGCGATGTAAACGGGAGTACGAAACGATCTGCATCTGGGAGATCTGGAATCCGATGCTTCATGAAGTCCTGCAGCGGTATGGCTTTCGGGCCTACTCGGAAAAGGATCGTGATACAGGAGAACTGCTTGAAGGGTATCGCTATGATGCCGGGAGCAGGTGAGCCAGATAGTCGGCGGGAGGATGGGATGAGCGAGACAATGAGCCAAGTGGACATTTTCCGCGCCACAGCACTGAAGGCGGAGGAGGATGCCAGGGTGATGCAGGGTTTCCCCGGATCGGAATATCCAGCCCGCGTCGCTCGGATCGGCCTACGGGCCATTGATGAACTCGAATCCGAACTCGCCCGGGCCAGAGCCAACGTAGAGGTGCTGGAACGAGACGCCCGCAGGTATCAATGGCTGCGCGCGGGTAATGCTTATGCTCCCGAAGAGAACATGGTCCGTGGGGACGATGAGTTGGACCGTTTGTGTGACGATGCTATCAGCAGCCTTGCTGGAAGAGCAACAGATGAGTGACCTTGGCATACGACCTATGACGGTGAGCGAACGCCTTGCCATGCGCTTGGAGGGTTCGCCTGATCCAGACAAGGACGATGGTTATGCCATGTATCCCAACTGGCAGCTCCGCATGGAAATTGCTGATGCCAAAGCCCTCGAATCCGAACTCGCCCTGCTCCGAAGGGCGGTTGCGCAGTTAGGCCATGCTTGGCATGATGCGAGGAAGAAGGAGCCGCATCTAGAGATGTATTCTTTCGACTTCTATAGCATCGATCCCGACGTATTGGATCTCATCAAGGAACCCGAACCCAAGTGACCCAGCCCATCTCCGAGAGGCCTTCCCCGATTCAAACCCAGAAGTGCAAAGCCTGTGCCGCGCCGATCTTCTTTGTCAAGACTGCCGCGACCGGGAAATTCATGCCGCTCGACGCGCGCCCCGAGCGCCGCATCTGGCTCGACAAAGCCGGCAAGGCGCATTCGGTGTCTGTGTTCGTTCCGCATCACAGCACTTGTTCCGATGCAGATCAGTTCCGAAAGAAGGCAACCGCCCAATGACCCGCTACGCCGCCCAGACCACCGTCTCTGAGGACCGATCCCGGTCCGAGATTGAGCGGATCCTCAAGCGCTACGGCGCCACAGGCTTCATGTACGGCTGGACCGGAAGCGATGCTCTTCTTGGTTTTGTGGCCCATACCCGACAGATCAAGATCGTGCTCGCGCTCCCAAGCCTGGAAGATGTCAGCAAGACTCCGAGTGGACGCAAGCGTTACTCTGCCGCGGCTCGACTTCGAGCGCATGGATTCGCCACCCGGCAGAAATGGCGAGCGCTGGCCCTGGTCATCAAGGCCAAGCTGGAAGCGATCGAGAGCGGGATCAGCACCTTTGATGAGGAGTTCTTAGCCTGGACGCTACTCCCAACTGGACAGACCGTGGGCCAGACATTCATCCCTCAGATTGACGACGCATACAAGACTGGGAGGATGCCTCCCCTCCTGACAGGCGGCCATGACTGAGAACGCTGGCACAAAGAAGTGGCGAGCGATGAGCATCCGCACCCAGCCGCGCCAGTTCGCGTACACCTACACCGGCCCCGTCCAGCCGCATGTGGCCGAGTGGATTCGGGTGAACGCCGAGTACGTCGCGGCAGGCGCCGGCAAGGATCGGGATCGGCCGCTGTGCATGGGAGGGTTGATCGACGGCAAGCTGTGCCGGCATCTGGCGAGGCTGGGCCGGACGAACTGCAGCAGAAAGCATGACGAAAGATGATGGGCGGCGAGGGGTTCGTGGCACGCGGTAACGATCAGGCGGACGCTCAGATGCGTGCAATCGAAAGCTACCCTGATGGCCCTCGGCCCGCCCAACTGACGCAACACCGGGCACAGGAGGCCCAATAGGATGAGCGAGAACAGTGAGGTACAAGAGGAAACTTGGGAGGGCAACTATCGGACACTCTCTCGTCTCTTAGACGAGAAGAACGAGCGGCTCACCGCCCTCGAACACAAGTTGGATGTAACAGAACAGGAAGCTATCGCGTTTCGGGATCTACTGCAGGAGGCCAGAGCCAAGCTGGAGGCGGTCGAACAAGAGTACATGGAACTGTTGTATTCGGTCGTGACAAAGCACGAGGGTGAGACACGACACCAGACGGCGCTTCGTTACATCCGTGAGCGTGAGCATCACACAACTGAAGCGGTTGCCGCCCAAGAGGAGCCGAGCGGCCCCGGCCCGGCCTACGTCGATCAGGAATGACCCCCCTCATCCTGCTGGTGATGTGGCTGACTGGGCGTTTGCCCCTATGTGCTGGACCGGAGGAGGAAGCATGACCACAAGCTACTATCGTTTGAAAAGCCCGATCACGCATCTCAAAGTTGAGGAAACACCAACGCATGTCCGCGTGAGCATCTTTGTCAATCACGCCCACGCGGGTGTGCTTACAGTCAGGCAGGAAGAAAAGAAAGATCTCTACCGTCTTTTCGAGCTGTACGAAGAGGATGATCAATGTCCGTTACGAAGCTGGTGGGGAGGCGCCGATCAGGGTTCCATTATTCAAGTCAATGATCCTACACTGCCCGACGAGACAGTTGTGTTCTCGGAATATGGCGAGCTACTGACGGTCGGTCAAGTGAAAGCCCGTCACGGCGCAAAACGCGCAGATGGATACCCCACTGAGCTATTTGGCTATAAGTAACTTGCTGGACCTATTGATGGCTGATCAGACAATTTCTTGGGTTCACTGCGAAGGCCACAGCCTATGAACCCTTCCGCGCTGATCGCCCAGGCTGATTGCTTCCGCATCCCACTTCCCGACAAGAGCGTGCACTGCTGCGTGACGAGTCCTCCCTATTGGGGCCTCCGCAAGTATTCTGGCAATCAAGGCGATGAGCCGCTGGGCCTGGAGCCGACCCCTGAGCGCCACATCGAGCGCACCGTGCAGTGGGCGCGGGAGGTCTATCGAGTGCTGCGGGACGATGGCGTATTTTTCTGCAATTACGGCGATTGTTACGCCGGCAGCGGGGGCGAAAATAACAACGGCGGCTTGGGCTCCACTCTGACCGGGACAGCACGTCCCATCACGGACGATGGTTCCCGAAGCGGATTATGGCGGCGCAACCCTAGGCAAGAGTGCATCGCCCAAGGCAACCTCATGCTCATGCCCCACCGTGTCGCCCTCGCCCTACAAGCCGATGGCTGGATCGTGCGCCAGGACCTCGTGTGGAGCAAACCCAACCCGATGCCGGAGAGTGTGGCAGGTTGGCGGTGGCAGAAATCTGCTCAGCTCGATCCTACTATTTACTGGGGCATCCCGACGAATGTCCCCGCCGATCTTCCAGACGGTGGTTCAGTCCAACACCTCCGCCGAGGCTCGTTCAGGCACACTCGCAGCCACGAGTATGTTTTTATGCTGACCAAGCAGATGCAGTATTTTGCGGACGGTGAGGCTGTCAAAGAGAGGCTTGCGCTACCCGATGCCGCCGACAGTTCTCGCACGTTCGGTGGTAGCTCCAAGCACGGAGCCAATCTACAGCACGGAAAACGAACTACCGGGCGCGCCTACGACGTAGCTCCCACTGGCCGCAACCCCCGCTCCGTCCTCCACATCCCGACCGCGCCTTATCGCGGGGCGCACTACGCCACCTTTCCGCCTGCTCTGATTGCGCCCCTGATCCTCGCTACCTGCCCCCGCTGGTGCTGCCCGGTGTGCGGGCAGGGATGGGCGCCGGTGGTTGAGAACCATTGGAAAGATGACGGTCGCAAACATGATGATGGATATGCTATCGCAAAGCGGATGGGCTATCTCAGGCTGGAGTGCGATGACAACGATGGTTTCGCCACCAGGGTCCCGCCCGGTACAGTAAACGCGGATATTACTGTTCTCGGCCACCGCCCCACCTGCAACCATTCGCATACGCAGGCCGAGGCCGTGCCTGGCATCGTCTGCGACCCATTTGTGGGGTCGGGAACGACGGTCATGGTGGCGAAGCAGCTCCTGCGGCGGGGCATCGGCTTTGATCTCAGCCTAGAATATCTTGACCAGCAGGCTTCGCTAAGGACGGGCGCAAGTTCCCGGAGCGGTCAGCTCGACAATCTGCCATTATTCGCCCGCGATGAAACCGAACCCTAAGCCCACGCCCGCCCAAGCCGCGGTGCTCATGGAACTCGCGCGGGGAAGCGAGGTCTATTTCCAGCGCAGCGAATGGCGGACGATCGGGCCCAGATGGGTAAACGGCCGCGCCAAGTCTCGAGCCGGCACCATCCGGGCAGCCACCTGGCGGGCGCTGATCGGTCTGGACTATGTGCAGCTCCAAGACCCGACCGGCTCCAAGTGGACGCTCACCGAAGCCGGGCTGCAGGCCGCGGGCGGAATCAATCCCGAGGATCTGATCCGAGAACCGAAAGGGATGACCTCCCATGACGTGCTCAAATCTCTGCGGAAGCTATGGCCTTCGATGCCGATGAGTATTGAGGTGGCGGTCGGACCCACCGGAAACCCCTCCTATGCCGATGCCGTCTTCCTCATGGGCAGCGAGGGGATGACAGCCGTAGAAGTGAAAGTAAACCGCGGCGATTGGCTGGCCGAGCTCAAGGATCCGATGAAGCGGGCACCCATTGTCGCGATCTCGGCCCGGTTCTACTTTGCCACCCCAGCCGGAATGACGCTGCCCTCGGAACTTCCGGAAGGTTGCGGGCTGATCGAAGTTGAGCCGCGCACTCTCAAGGCTTCAGTCACGACCGGCGCAGCCCTGCGCTATCCATCGAAACCGGATTGGCTATTAATGATGCGGATAGGGAGCGGGATGGAGCGAGCGGCGAGCCTTGGTTTATAGCAACATCTATCTCGAACACATGGCCGGATATGGCGTGGCAAGGTAGGGCATAATGGGGCCTGGCAAGGCGAGATCCGGCGAGGCCAGGCATGGCTGGGCGCGGCGAGGCGAGGCTTGGCAAGGCATTTTTAATTCTTGCGCCCCAATCCGTACCGTTTATAATGGAGCTAATTGGGCAGTTTTAGCCTGGTCATGCCAAAACGGGCAGTACGAGACCTTTCCGCTCTGATCGAACACCTGGAGAACGAGCGGCTCGAAAAGAGCTGGACCGCGCTGGCGAAGGAATACGGCCTCTATCCGGCGATCTTGTGGCGCATCGTGAACGAGAGTTATGAACCCAGACGGGCCGACATCCGCAAGAAACTCGGGCTTCCCCAAGTCATTCGGGTTCCGATACAACGAGGAAAGAACGGTCGCTTCGAACCCATTGAGCAGAGTGAGCAAACATGACCCGCAATCAGAAACTCGGAGTAGGGCTTGGCGTGATCGCGACCGGAGCGCTGATCGGCTCCGTGGTCTTTGCCCAACCCAACCTGCCGCTGACGTTGATCTGGACGACTGATTGCCCTGGACTGAGCCTAGCTCTAGCCGAGGTTCATGTCAGTGCGGACATCGTTCAGTGTTGGCTCATCGACATGACGGCGACGCCGACGAATACGCCCAGGCCACGGCCCACCTTTACACCCAGACCTACTCTGACGCCTCGCGCTCCGCCGACATTGACCCCGCGACCCTCGCCCGGTCCTCCTGATTAATTGGAAAGGATCAACATGACCGACTTCATAGAAGTTCAGCCAGCGACCGAAAAGGGTAATACTGAACCGCGGATCCTTCTGAATACCGCCACCATCGTTTCTGTACGGCCTAAGACGGGTACGGGTGGCTACGGCCATTCGGTCATCATCGCAATTGACGAAAGCCCGATGCCCGTCTGGGAGCCGTATGAACATTTGGCCTCACAGCTCCTGAAAGGAAGAGATGATGACTGACCAGACGAAATTCGGCCTCGGCCGCCGCCATGCCCCCGACCCGCGGGATAACGCGTTCATGATCCGGGAGATCGCGGCCCCGGTGAAGGCCGCGGTCCCGGTCCGCAAGACCCGTTACTGGAACGCGTCGGGCTGGTGGGGGGATCAGGACGGCACCAATCAATGTGTCGGCTATGCCTGGAACCACTACATCGAAGACGGGCCCATCACGCACAAGCCGAAGGGCGCGAAGACCCCGCCGCTCTATGACCCGGCCTATCTGTACGCGCAGGCCCAGCTCGTGGACGAATGGGAGGGCGAGGCCTATGAAGGGACTTCCGTCCGGGCCGGTGCCAAGGTGCTCAAGACCCTCGGCCTGATCTCCGAGTACCGCTGGACCTGGGACGTGAACGACGTGATCGACGCCCTGCTCTATATCGGGCCGGTCGTGGTCGGGACCAATTGGTATCGCAGCATGTTCGAGCCCGATGAGAATGGCGTGCTCGGGATTGCGGGTCTGATCGACGGCGGCCACGCCTATGTGCTCAACGGGATCAGCCAGCCTAAGAACCTGATCCGGATCAAGAACTCGTGGAGCCGGGGCTGGGGAAAGAATGGCTTCGCCTACATCATGCCCCATGATCTACAGCGATTGCTCAATGAGCAAGGTGAGTGTTGCCTTGCGACGGAGGTAGCGACATGATCTTCACACAGTTTCTATGTGCCATCGGACTGCATCGATGGTTCCAAGATACCTTGGATCATCAGGTTTGCTTGAGATGTGTCAAATGGCGCAAGCACAAAGGGCCGCGTGATCTGCTTTAAACCGAACGGCCCGGGACGCCGCTCCCAGGCCGTTCTCCCAGAGGAGGAGGAAGACCGCGCTTACTTGAGCTTGTTCAGGCCCAGCCTGCCCAGCAAGATTTCGTAGACCGCCCGAGCCGAACCCATGACCGCCACCGCGGCCGCCAGCAGATTCGTGGCGAACTCCAGCGGATCCTCCGAGAACCCGATGTCGGGCTTCATCCAGATCCCCGCCATCACGACCGCCACGACGAACACCAGAATCTTCGCGTAGTTGCTCGGGACTTCGAACCCCAGCCGTCCCGCCACGAATTTCAGGACTGCCGTGATGACCGAGGCCGCGATGCCGATGAGCGCCAGTTGTCCAGGATCAAGTTCCATGTGCTTTTTCTCCTATTCCTATTCCATTCGGATGGGATGTCCCCAAGTCAAGCGTAAGAAGATTCGACGCAGCTCCTCCTCCTGTTTATACCACTGACCTAAACCCCACCGATACCCCAACGTCGCGAGCCAATCCCCTACACGGTCGGGAGTGATAGCTTCTCCGGTAAGCCGCATCCGGAAGACCGGCACCCAATACCCAATGATCCGATCGGCATACGCGTACCCACCATAGCGGCCGCAGCGCCCAGCGTCAAGTCCTACGAACCCGCAGTTGTAGGCTCCGAGTGCCCGGCGCAGATTACCGTCGGTTTGCCGAAGGGTGGCCGAAAACATCCGCATCCCAATGTAGATATTGAACTCCGGACGTTTGAGTTGGTCCACAGTCCCTGTCCAGCTCCTAGGAATCACTTGCATTAGTCCAATCGAGTTCCAATCATCCTCTCCCTCCAGATAGGGAAACCCTTGGCTCTCCTGAGCGATCACGCCGAGGACCCAAGCCGGATCGAGTTCGGGAAAATAGGAATGCCAGCGCTCGACGAGCGGCAGCCATTGAATGACGTTCCGAATCAGCCATTCGGGAGGGGCTTTCTCTTGGGCTGGTGATTGTAGAGGGGCGAGCACCGCGCTGAACGCCAGCAGTAGGCGGGGTGCCCAGCGAGCTAGGAGCAGCTCGCGGCCTCCAAACGCTGATCATGGTCTCTCAAACGCGCCTCCGAACAACATCTCATTGATCATTAGCAGGATCACGATCACTAGACCGAACGCGCCTAGCACGAATCCGACGGGCAGCAACCATTCGCCTTTCACGGATCGGCCTCGCAGATCTGATCAAACACACAGTCATTCATCCAGAGTTCCAGATCAAAGACCGGGACCATGCCCCGGATTTCCAAGGGAGTATCCCCGCGCTGGATATAGGGTTCCTCCAGCTGGACGAATCGTATGGTTTGCTCAGTCTTCTTCACTCGATAGGCGAGTTCGGCCAGGGCATAGAAGTCCCGCAGGCTGTCGAGATCTGTCTGCAAGAGCGGACCCCAGCGCGAGAGTGCCAATCCGGCCGCGGCGATTGGATCGCTCGTGACGTATTCGAAGCCCCGGCTCCAGATCGCATTCAGGACCCGGAAGCCCCGCTGTTCGGCATCATAACTCCCGAGCTCCCAGTTCGCGTGGTTATCTCTCAGGTAGACCAGCGTCTCGGCCCCGGTCAATCGCTGTGATCCCACTGGCGCGATCCCTCCCAAGTCATCAATGAAGACCTCGAAGCGATCCATATCGGTGTAAAAGATGCCGTCGAGCGAAACCCCAAAGACCTCCCGGAAATAGAGCTGCAGGCCAGTCCACCCATCCCGGCCCCAGACCGCGAAGAGCCATTCATCCTCCAGGCCCCGGACCGGAACGTAGAGATTGCGCGGGAACTGGATGACCGAGATATTCAGGGGATCGGTCTCTAAGACGGAAATCAGAACGATGACATCGGTCTTGTTGCCCCATCCGGTGTTGGCCCGGTGCGCCCGGTAGTCTCCGCCCAGGATCAGCCAGTTCGTGCGGTCTATGACCGGCTCGTTGAAGACTGGATCCCGCTGAACGGTAAATGGGGTCGGATAGCTAGGAAGCGTTGGAAGAGGGATCAGTGTCGGGCGCGGGATCGGACTAGGTTCTATCGTCGGGGTCTCTGTCCCCGGTTCGCAGGCGACAGAAAAGGCGAGCAATACGCACATAGAAACGGTCAGCCTCATATTATTGATTTCGTTTGAATGATGATACTAAGAAGGCGATCGCAGGTCCGATGATGGCACCGATGGCACCAATCGCTTTATCCCAAGTCCGAAGGCTCTTCACCGTGTCCTCGAAACCATCCATTCGATCTCGTTGAGCAATCTGCCGTTCGTCCAGCCTGGCGATGATGACGGCACTCTCCGTTACCTTGGTCTTGATGTGATTGACTTCCTGTTTTACTTCTCCGATCGCAGAGAGAATCTTAACTTCTTGAGCTTCGAGTCGTTGGGTGATTACGTCATTATCGGCCATCAGGATGGGTCCGCCTCAGGCTGGGGCTACGCTAACACAGGTTGAGGGAGGCTGACAAGTAGGCCCGAAGTCATGGAGCCAGATTCCAGCCGTGGGAGACCGCTTCCCGCTCCAAGATCCCGACTCGCTGCTCGAGCGTGGGCGGTGCCGGGGTCAGGCCAAGGAAGCCTCGGAACTGATCCTCGGTCGCGTTGACCACGTTGTAATCCATGCTCTCCGATTGGGCACCCAACGGCTTGCCGCCCGACGTCCACTGCCAGAGCGCCCAGTCGGTCCAGCCCTTCGCGAGCGTGGCCGGTTTCTTAGGGGTTTCCGGCTGCTGCGAAATGTCGATCCCGCCCCGCGGCATCGTGACGATGTATTCCGCTTCCCAGAGCGGATAGGTGTTCTCCCATCCAGCCGCCACGGTCCACCACCAGGAGGCCGAGTAGACCAAGACTTTGCGCTGCAGGACGGCGGCCACTCGATCAAGCCAGATCTTCGCCTGAGCCTGGATCGCGGCCTTTGTCAGCCCATGATCCAATTCGACATCCAGGACCGCCAGATCGACCGGACCGCAGCGGGCCAGGAAATGATCCGCTTCTCGGATCGGGTTCTTGTTGGCCGGCCACAGGACATGATAGGCCCCGAAGATCATCCCATTATCTCGAGCCTGCTTCTGGCCATTGTGGTAGAAGTCAAGAGAGCGCCCGACCGATGAACCATCTTCCGCAAGCCCGATCGTGCAGCGGGCAATGATCCCGCAGAAACCCGCGGCTTTGATCTTCACGGCATCAATCATGCCTTGATACCGGCTCGTATCTACGAGGGCGGCTCTCATATCGGGCATAATCCGATCAATGAAAACAGACTGGAATTGCCAAACTCACAAAATCCGCCGCCAGCACTGATCGTGATCGATGTGATCGGATCCGCCGTATTAATCCAACGACCTCCACCCTGGCGTACTCCGATGAGATTCGATGATTCGCTCGGACCAAACTGGAAGTCCCAGGATTTCCAAGTAACCGGTCGACGCGCGTTGATTCCTTCGAACAGCGCATAGTTATAGAGATTGACTTCACATCCGGTATGGTGATTCTCGGGTCCAGAATGTCCGATCCGGATTGCGGCTACCGAACTGGTACTGGCAACGATGGCATCCGTATCAGTTCCTCCGCCATCTCGGAGATGTCCGATATTATAGGATAGATAATTCGTTCCAGTATCTCCATTGAATGTCATCAGCATCGCGCAGCCGAGATCGGGATTCGTAGAGTGAACAGACATCCATAGCCATAGATGTAGAAAGTTCTGATCGATGGCGCTGAAAGTAACCTCACTCTCGCCTTCTGCTGTTTGAATGAACTGAGAACAAGCAATGGCTCCGGCCGTCCCATGTTCCAACGTCTCCAGCCGCTCAATTCGGCGCTGGGCATCCCGGAGTTTGCCTGCCATTTCCTGAAGCGCCCGATCAGCCGGTAACACGATCCACCTCCGTGATGATGCTCAAGGTTTCCTCGCCATCCGAATTCAGAGTCACCTGGACATTGCGGATGGTTAAATCGAACTGCCGATTGCGGTACTTGGCCGTCACTTTGTCACCGAAACCCCAATCAATCCCGTAGCGAGACTGCGGCCGATCCAAGAGCTCGGCCCGGAACTCAATCACCGGCCGTTCTTTTTGGAGCCGTTCGAAGGCCCGGTTAGCCACTCCCAAGGTTGTCTCCTCTTCTCGGGCATCCTGGAACGTTTCTCGCCGGGCCCAGATCGAGCGGGCGTTGCGGAAGAGATCCTTTTCGGGATCAATAACCCGATCAGTGCCCTGTCCCTGGCCGCCACCGTAGACATAATTCCATTCGTCGCGCCAGTCCTCCCTAAGAAAAGGATCCGTCAGGTTTCCGGCCTCCTGGCTGAAGATCAGAGGATTGAGACCCGCGGTCGCCGTCCGATCCACGCCTCGGACATTGACCCAGGTCCGGAACGCAAACGTCCCCGCCCCGGTCGGTTCCATATCGAAGTAGAGCGGGGTCCCATGCTCATGGGAGGACTCGGCGACTTCCTGCAGGACATCCAGAACATTCCGCCAGGCGAAGCTGCGGGTCACGGTCGGAGCATCGGCGAGGTCTCCCATGACTTCGAAATGGCTGCTCGGGAACGCCCGCGGGCGCCCGGCCTCGTCCAAGGGTGCCAGCGATCCCATGTTTTCCCGGACGATGGCTTTGATCAGATCGTCGGCCTCGTCGGTCTTTTCGGCTTGGGCGGTCGTGGCATTGAACGCGATGACCCGGCGCAGGAGCAATCCCATCTGGTCCTCGCCCCCAATCCTCAGCCGGTCATTCCCGGCCCCGGCCTCGAACCAATCCCAGTAGCGGCAGAAGCCGACCATCTCCAGACGTTCCTCCCCGCCCTCGGGTTTGCGCCAGAATTCGATCATCCGATCCACATCCGGCAGATCGTCGGCGCCCTCGGGGGACATCACGATCATGAACCATCCGACGTTGTTCAGGAATCGCCCGTACTGGATGCTCTCCCAGGTCTCCAGCTCCCGCAGGTAGACCCCATCATGGGTACGAACGACTATCCGGTGTTCTGCGCCCATGCGATGTCGTCAAAGCTCCAGTGGCGAATATCCCAGCGCAGACTGATTTCGGTTGCGCCCGTCGTATCGACCGCGAAGAAGGCGATCCGGTTGTCGCCCGGGAGGAGCTTGAAACCCCCGACATCGGAGTCCCGCAGGATGCCGGAAGCGACGTTGCCCCGGAAGTCGCTGATCACCTTGTGCATTCCTGCTCGTAGATCGATCATGACTCGCTCGCCTGCCTGAGCGATCAGATCCATCCGGATCACATGGCCGGTGGTTTGGTTCTCAAGCCAGAGTAGCCGAGCCGGTCCGAGGACCTCCAAGACCGCGCCATTCGAAGCCCGGCCGCGGTTTGTAACGGTCTGGATGGCGGAAGCTAGGCTCGCGACTCCGCTGATCTCATGGCCGAGATAGATGTCATCATCCAGAAGCAGGATGCCGTGGACCTCGTTCGTCGGGCCGGGGAGCTCCAGATCCAGATGGGAGAAGCTGGTCCCATTCCAAGAGGCCGCAAACGTGGCGAATTCTGCACCCGTGACTTGATCGAAATCACCTCCAAAGACGACTCGATTCTTGTGGCTGACTTTGATATTGCGGACGACCCCCGAAACACCGCCGATGATGCCGTCTCCCTGTCGGCCGAGCGGCAGCCAGTCCTGCCGGGTGTAGACCGCGACGGCATCGGCATCCGAAACCCCGATGTGGGTGAAGAAGCCCCCGGCATAGAACTTCCCATCGGGCGAGAGATCCGATCTCCGCACGTCGTTGGAGGTCGCGCCGTCGTCCCCCGGCTCATCGAAAGTGTTGGCCGTGAAGTTGTAGGTCGCGACTCCCCGCAGATCGCCAGCGATCCCACCAGTCGCCCGGTCAAATAGACCGGTAATGAATGGGATCTCGCCATCCAAGTCGATCGTGATCCCCCGGACCCGGCCTCCACCAGCGGAGAGATTCAGGCCTGGGCCCGTGCCCATCGCCAGGAACGTATTGGTGTCCGGATTCCAGCGAGTGATTAAGTTGAGCGCGGTGCCACCGCCGAAGGTATTGGCGAATCCGCCGCCGAAGTAGACGTTCCCATCCTTGTCTACCGCGACCGCCAGCGCCAGGTCATCCAAGCCCGGACCGGATCCCATGCTGCTCCAGGTATCCGTCGTCGGGTTGTAGCGGGCGACGTTGTTCCGGGCTACGGCCGCGATGTTGTCAAAGTCGCCGGCGAGGAAGACCGTGCCATCCGGGCCGATGGCGACCTGATAGGCGACCCCATCGTCTAGCCCGCCTCCAGCCGATTCCCAGACCGAGCCATTCCAGCGCGCAATTCCGCGGGTACTGGCTACCCCGCCGACGGCCGTGAAGGCCCCGACCATGTAGATGTCACCGTTTGGATGGACTGCGAAGTCACGGACTTCCCCGTTGGCACCCGTACCTAACGCCTGCCACTCGCCGTCGATCCGGGCGATCAGGGCATTGGAGTTTGGGATCTGCTGATTGGCCGTCAGTTGCAGGACATCCTGGCTATCGGAAATCCAGTAGGGCCGGACCGCCAGCATCCGGACTCCGAAGGAGTTGTGATAGGGGAACCGTAAATCACCGTCGAACTCCAGCCCCGATTCGTAATGGGCGAAGACCTCCAGCGAATCTGGGCCATCCAAATAGCGGAGCAGGAACGGCTGCGCGCCGTGTGATCGATCGGGCTTGATCAGATTTTCCAGCCGCTCCCGAAGCAGATGCAGCTCCCGAAGCGAGGCCGGAGTACAGACCGCGCTCTGAGGGTCCTTACGCGCCCAGAAGACCATCTGCAAGACCCGATCCTGCGCCCGGAAGCTCTGGACCTCCGAGCCGTCCTGGGCGCCGAGGCGCTGGATATTGAGCAGCACCGGGGCCATCCCCAGCCCCGAGGCCTGCGTGACATAGACCCCGACATCCGCGAGTTCGATCTGGCGAGGTCTCCCAGCCGGCCGGAATCGATCGGATCTTGTGCTGGTCGATTCATGCTTGGTCCCGGTCCAGCGGAAGTACCGGTCGCCCGCGTGCCGCGGCAGATCATCCTCCAGATCCCCATCGCAGTAGCTGGAGACGTAGTGCTTGGCCTCGATCTGGAAGCCGTCTGCATAGAAGTTCACGTCCTGGATCGATCCAACGGTCTCCACATACAGCCGCAGATCTGCCGAGACCGCGCCCCCGGTCCGGCCCAGGACCTCCAGCCGGGTCCAATGCCGGTCATCGACCGTCACCCGCTCGCTGACGAATTCGATCCCGTTCGTCGCATCCCTAAGTCTAGCCCGGACGGTTCCGGTCCCCCGAGCGTAGAGGCTCCCGGCGTAAGGCTGGTTGGAGATCGCGGGATTGACGGAGAAGTAAACCCCTTCCAACAGCCCCGACCCGTTCGTGTTGACGAGTAGGCTCGCTAAACCCCACCGTGCTCGGGTGAGCGTTCGGCTGATTGAGGAGCCCGATGCCGTGTACCCGGTCGTATTGACGGTCAACCTGGGATTGGTGACCAGATTGGTCGTCGCGTCCGGCTCGTAGATTTCGAGCTTGGAGCTTCCCATCAGCCGCGGCGCTCGCCCATCAAGGCCATCAATCGGAAATCGGCGGCGATCGGTTCCACCGGGGCACTGGTGTTGATGGTCTGTCTGAATTCATTGTTGGTCGTGGATCCTCCTGCCGATGCCATCGCCATCGACGGAGCCGCAATCGGTAGCGCGGAAGCCAAGGAATTCAATACCGAAAGCAGACGATTGGAAACGATCTCTCCCGACGATCTTGGAATGAACAGCTCTTCACCGCGTTCTCCCACCCGAACTGGACGGCCGCGGCCTACCGGGCCACCGAATTGTTTAGCTCCCCCAAACCCTCCCACATTCGCCGCTGCACCGCTAGGAGGAGCTCCACCGAATGGAATGCCTCCTCCAAACAAAAGAGTTAATAGAGCCTGTGAATTCGGAGGAAGACTCTCAATCAGGGCACTATTGATGTCTCGGATCGCCGCCGCTAATTCCTCCGCAGATTGTTTAGGATCAGCCATCACTCTAGCAAGTGTCGCCATATCTTCAGCAAAGAGTCCTGATTGATCCCCAGTCGCGGTCATTCCGGCGTTTAGCAGATCTATTTTTTCAAGCAGTGCAACTCCGGCTTCATCAATTAGTCCTAATCCTTCAGGACCAGCAAGGGTCGTCAGAGCATCAAGCTCTTCATCAGTAAATCCATCTAGCCCAAACCGTTGAGTCGCTAGATTGAAGATGATCTCTTTCGTCTGCCGTTCCCAGGCCTTGGTAGTTTCGTCAAGTTGCCCACGGATCGCTTCCTCACGATCCGCATATTCGGCCTCTAGTTCCGCGAGCTTATCCTGCTGGCTGGTGGCGATGTCTTCGGTCGCGCTGCCTGCCTCGGCGATCTCCTGACTGAGACCGGAAATCTCCTTGCGTTGGTCAGCAATGTCGGCGGTCAGGCGATCCAACCGGGCTTGCGCCTGTAACCGGCTGGCTTCCGAGGTTTCTTCGTTCAACTCGCCTTCCCTAAGCCGGGCGATCTCCAGTTCGGTCTCCAGTTCTTTGAGCCGCTGGACGGCATCGGCGCGCTGGTCATTCAGATCCGCGATCCGATCCGCCGCCTCTTCGGCATCCTCAATCCCTTCGACTTCCAAGCTAGCGATAGCCTCTAACTTTTCGGCTTCGAGCGAAGCAATCTCGGAATTCAGATCCTCGAGCTGTTGTTTGAAGTCGCCGAACTGCGGCGTGATGTCGGTGGAAATCTGAAGCTGAATCCCGCTCAGTTTGCCTTGGAGGATCTCCTGCTTCTCTGCCAGTTCCTCGGCCTTGCGGGCAGCTTCCGCTAGAGCCGCGGCTATATCCTCGAAAGATCCGGCCGCTTCGGCGGCCGCTGCATCGGCATCGCTCATCGCGCCCGTTGCCCCGGCCTGACTATCCTCAAGCTGGGCCGCGGCCTGTGCGGCCTCGAATTCTTCCCGACTGAGAACCTCGATCTCTTTGGTGAGCAGTCGTCCTAGAACGCCTTGGTCTCGGATGACCTGATTGACGCGGTCTGCCTCGCGTCGATACTCATCGTAGTTATCCGAACCGACGAGTAGCTGCCGATGGAAATCGCTCAGTTCTTCTTTGAGTTTCTTGGATTGCTCTTTGGTATCTCGGATAAATGCCAAGAGCTTGACACCGGCCGTGATAACCGCGGCGATGGCAATGACTACGATCGCTAATGTTCCGGCGGTAAGGCCCACCGTAGTACCGACGGACACGAACGCAGCTTTGAGACGTGGTAGCGTCGCGGCCGCTAAGGATAACGCTCCGCCTAAAGCGATCGTGATGCTCGTCGCTCCGAAGAATGTAGAACTCAGGTCCTGTGTGACCTCATCCAGATCTTTCCATTTCACGAGGCTCGAAGTAACGAGAGCGACTGCCTCGGCATAAACCGGAAGCCAGGCTTCACCGAGGATCACCTGGCTATCCTCAATATGCCGAGGCAAACTCGTGACTGCCTTACCAACTTTCGTCATAGCCTCTTCATAAACTCCGGCGATGTTGACGCCTGCCGCCAGTACCGCCGTCGTCCGGGCCTGGACTCTCTCCAGCTCGGTCAGTTCAGCAGTCGTCTTTCCGAGCGAATTAGCTGTGGCTTGATATGCCCGCTCAAAACTGACCTGAAGGCCAAGGTTGCGGGCCATGAGGACATTGCCGGACGTGATGACATCGATCAAGCGCTCAAAGGCCTGCGTCGAATCGATGTCGGCGATGACCGCCGCGTTCTGGGCGAGACGAGCGAGATCCGTAGCATGGGCCAAATCAACATTCGAACCGATCATCTTGGCGATGGCCTGACGTGAACCCTGGACCGTGATACCGAGCTCCTGAACGCCTTCTTCCAGAGCCCTAATCTCAGATTCGGTCTTGCCTACATTTTTGCCAAGGCGCGCGGTAACTACTCCGAGGACTTCGACTCGGGCAGCGAGCCTTGTGGAACTGACAATCAGAGCAACGCCAGCGCCGCCAACCGCCGCCAACGCGAGACCGGTCTTGGTCAGATCCCCTTCGATGTCTTGCAGACCGCGGGAGGCCTTCTTTGTCGCGGGAGCGATGCCTTCAATGTTCCCGGTGACTTCCTTCAGCCGGCGATTGATCGCATCCGCGTCGCGATTGAAGGCTCCGATGCCTTCAATGACCGCCCGGACACCGATGTTCTCGAATGCCATTTACTTCTTCGGCCTCTTGGATCGGAAGTGGGTGTCTAGGGCCTCGGCCTCATGGAGACCGATATGCCGCTTGACCCGGAAATGAGCAACGGCCTCCGCCCGCTGCCAGGGCTGGAGGCCGTTCCACTGCTCTTGATTGTAGTTGGCCTCGATCATGGCGTCGTACTCCTCGAAGAACGGCACCACACCAGGAAGCTGGATGCCGTAGGTGATTCCGGTATCGACGCTGCTATTTGACCTGAGGCTCTCGATCCTCGTCCCGTGCCGTAATACTCCGAAAACGCTGGACAGCATCATCGACGTCTGCTTCTGAGACGCCGGTGAGCCGTCCGACCTCCCCCAGGAGCATGAGGATGTCGTGATCCGTGGGCGCGGCCACGGCCTTGACCCAGGCCAGATACCGGGCCCTCGGATTGTCGCGCATGGGCATACGCAGGACTTCCATCTCCTGAATCCAGATCGTGTCATCGGGTCCCGGCACGCTCTTCGGTTTCTCGGCGATTTCTGTGCCGCGGAGCAGCGCCACGTCGGTCGCCGCGTTGGCGGTCTCGACAATGTAGCGTTGTATGGATTCCTGGTATTCCGGATCGGCCGGGTTCTCTTCGTCTCGGCCTTTGTCCTTGTTGAGGACCACCGGGACCCGCGGCCGCTCAAAGGCGCGGGTCGCCTCGTAGATGAACTGCTTGGGCACCGGGCGCAGATTCAGAACCACGCCGGTCGAGAGCGTGATCTGGGGCCGCCCATTGGTCGCAACCGAGGCCATCCGGGCCTCGGCCGCGATCACCTTGCGGGTCGCTTCATCGCGTTGATTACGACGCTTTGACGAGGATCCCGTCTGAGCCATTGTCTCCCAAGCCTCCGCCCCAGACCACGTTCGGACTGGCGCAGACCGCCACGCTGTTGATGTCGTCGTTCGCCGGGATCGAACCCGCTCGCTCCGGCATGGTCTGGAAGGTCTGGCCGCCGTCGATCGTGCGGAGCATCCGGCCGGCCGGTCCCGCCACCGTCACGCCGAGGTATCCGACCACCGAGTCGAAGAACCGGATGTCGTTCAGGGCTGTCGGGGTGATCGGGAGCGTGATTTCGGTCCAGGTCACGCCCGCATCCGAGGTCCTCCACAGATCACCACCCGCGTCGCCCACCAGCCAGAGCCGTGCATCGTACATCCAGATGGCCGTCAGGTTTACGCCGACAGCTGGACCCGTCAATGCCTGCCAGGTCGAGCCCCCGTTGGTCGTGTAGACCACGGCGTTCAGGTCCCCGACCGCCACCACGTTCAGCTTGTCGAGGGCATGGATGGCCTCAAGATCCTGAGAGGTCGCGACTCCCGCGTCCTGAACCGAGACTCCCCCTCGGGGATCGTCGGTGAAGTAGATATAGCCCCCGGTCGCACCCATCCAGGTATGGCTCGGGCCTACGCTCGTGATCGAGAGCGGGCCGTTGCCGCCTACGAGTCCGGACGTGACTTCCACCCAGTTGTCGGTGCCGTCCAGGATGTCCTCAAAGTCGTTGATGTGGATTCCTCCGGCGCCCGCGACGATCACCATGTCGCCCCCGACGCAGACCGCATCCCCAGGAGTTTCGTTCGAGAACAGGGTAGAGATCGCCAAACTGTCGCCAGTCGCTCCTCCGTCGTCGGAGTAGACCACGCTTGGATTCGTGCCCGGTGTGGCTCCGACTCCGATCTGGAGGGCAAAGACCTTCTGGCAGCCGTCGGAGGGTTCGTCGCAGTCGCCGCATTCGATCGTGTCGCAGGCCAGGACCTTGGTGATTTCCCGGGCGATGACGGTCGAGAGCTGCTCACCAAAGAGCAGCGGCTTGACCTCGTACATATCGTCGGCCGAGAACTCGCCGGTCTCATTCGCCGCCGCCTGCTCGTCCGAGGCCAGGGCACCGAAGTTCTCGCCCGAGTAGCTGGAATACTTCACGTCGGTGAAGACCAGCACCTTGTCCCAGTTGGCATCGAAGTCCTGCGGGTTAG